ACCGGCAGCGCTCTGCGTGATCCCGCTCCGGCGGGCCCAGGGCCACCCAAGCGCTGCGGTAGCTCAGTGGTAGAGCACTCCCTTGGTAAGGGAGAGGTCGAGAGTTCAATCCTCTCTCGCAGCACCACAAAATTCCATATATTTCACGGCCTTTTACGACTTGGCGCTTGCGCTCTACCATGCAGCTACGCGCGTGAACATGTCGTAAACATGTCCCCACCGGTGACACCAATTTGGCACCACGGATCTAGATACAACAAAACCGCCCCCACCCCCGAAAGGGCGGAGGCGGCCTGCACTACGACCATCCTGAGGCGGGGTAACCCTAGACGGTCATGGCATCGTGTTCAGCTTGGCGACGACGGTGAGCACGAACGAGAGCACGGACACGACGGCGATCCCACGGAGCAGCCACGGCATCACCGGGTCAGCAGCGCCACGAGGATGTCGCTGCTGAGGGTGCCGGTCACGGCCATCCCCACCGTGATCGCCAGCGCGACCGTCTCCCGGAGGCTGAGGCCGGTCACCTCGAACCAGGACCGGCGTTCGCGCTTCGGCGTGGCCAGGTGAGTGTCGATCCGCTCGTGGAGGGTGTCGATCCGCTCGTCCTGCCGGTCGAAGCGGGCCATCGTCTGTTCGCGCATGAGTTCCTGCCCTGCCTCCAGCCCTCCGACCGAATGCTTGAGGTCGAGCAGGATGCCGAACAGGTCGAAGCTCGGCTGATGGTGCCCATTCGTCGGGCGGTCGTCGTAGCGCATGGGACATCGTTCCCCTCCGGCGCAGGTTGATGACGGACGCTCTAGGCTACGGGCTTGGGCTTGCGGCAGAGGCGGTCATGCTTTGCATTCAGCCGCCTCGCCTGGTCGATGGTCTCCGGAGTGTCGTTCACGCTCCAGCGCACCTTTTTCGAGACCTGACAGAAGTTGTCGGGCTCGATCGAGATCGGCGCGAAGTTCAAGTCGAGATCCTTGCCGCTGGCCGAGCAGCCGGCCAGCGCCATGGCCGCGAGCGCGGCGATGATGATCTGCTTCACTGTTCGGTCCCCCCGATCTGGTTTCTCTCACGGCACGAAGCCGACTTCTGGCAGAGCAACTGCAGCTCCGCTTTCTCGACCGGTGTCGGCCCGATGGACCGCTCGGCTTCCTCAGCGAGACGGCGGGCTTCGGCGGCCTTGGCGGCGAGCTGCTGCTCGATCTCACCGATGCGCTTGTTGCAGGCTTTGGTGGCCACCTCCGTAGCGGCAATCTCCGCGGCCGCGATTGCCTTCGGCATCTCGACGAGCCGGTACTTGCCCTCGGTCAGCCCCCAGGTGGCCAATGGCGCGAGCACGCCCCAGCCGATGGCGATGATGACGCCCCAGTTCATGAAATCCCCCTATGCGCTTTGAGATGAGAGCGGCACGCCGGCGACGTGCTGTGCGAGGCGGCGGAGCTTGCCCGTACGGCCCAGCCACCAGACGCCGATGCCGGCGCCGACGAGCACGACGATCCACGGGCTTTGCAAAAAGATGTGCCCCAGCGAAACGCCCGTCGTCGTCAGCGTGTGAACTGTCGTCGTCTGTTCGGCGAGCGGAGCGAGGCTTACGGCGGCGTCCGCGGCCGGCTGAGTGGCCGCCTGGAGGGCCGCGGCTCCGACGCCGCCGAGCACGAGCGTGCCACCTGCCACTTCCTGCTGATCACCGCGGTGGATGGCGTTGCTACCGGCAACGCGCAGACCCTGGATGGTCGCGGGCACGTAACGGCGGATGGCGACCGCCTCCGACAGGTGATGCTCGGCATAGCTCGTCGTGTCGGACTGGTTGGCGCCGATGCACTTGGCGACGCCCGTCTGGCGGTTCACCGAGACGATGTACATGACGTGCCCCTGCCATGCGGCGCCCCGCGGGATGACTATGATGTCGCCGCGCTGCGGATCGCCCGATGCGTCGATGCCGAAGCTCGAATATGACCGCGCCAGAAGGCGCTGATCCTTCGGCGGGAGCACGACGTTGACGCCTCGTTCGGCGAGAAGCTGGATGGCCGTTCTCTTCGGCTTCGCCTTCGCGGCGGCGGTCACATCCTCAAAGGTGATGCCAGCCTTCTGCAGTTCGTAACAGACGATGCCTGCCCCCACCGCAGCGGCACAGTTCGCGACCTCGTCGCTGGTCACGTCATCGCGGCCGATCAGGCTGAACCAGCTCGTCGGCGTGCCGGCGATGATCGGGTTCGCCTTCGGCCCCTTGATCTCTTTCGTGCCGAGCCAGCCGACCACGACGTCGACAGGCCCCCCGTATGGCGCCACTGATTTGGCCATGGAAGTCCCCCGATTTTGATGTTCTGGAAATGAAAAACGCCGCCCGGAGGCGGCGGCAGTGTTCGACAATTTTTATGCTGGGCTAGCCGACACTCGGCAGCACGATCCCGATTTCATCTGCCACGATGCCCAGCGCCACGGCATCCGCCGCATCGCCGGTAGCGCCCGCGTCTATGTTGAGCAGCGCGGCGCGAACTTCTTCGGCCGAGAACGCCCGCTGCGGCGCCTTGTGGGCGAGCCCCGACCGAGCGAGCACATCGTAAAGCTCGACCTCGTTGGCGATGCGTGTGGTTTGCTCGTCCGGATAGTCGGAAACATACGCACCCTCTGCGCTCGACCACGCGCGGCTTTCATCGCCGGAGACGATCCAGAACCAATTGCGCGCATTGTAGACGTCGTCGGCCATCGACATTCCCGCTCCCCCCGCCTGCTAGTTATAAATGCCGCCCGTACTCTCGCTGCCAGCGGAATCGCCGGGTAGATAGCTGGCCCCGCCACCGTTGGTGAACAACACCGCGGTCGTGTCCACGGCGTATCGCGGCCCGGTCGCGGGCCCTGAAAATGTATTGGCGTTGACAGTCATCACGCCGCTGCGAGACGCGTACGCGAACCCGTTCTGGAACGCCGGGGTGCCCGACAGCGAGATGTTTCGCAGCTGGTCGAGGATGAAACCCAGCGCCGCCGCCACCCAATGGCAGATCGCGCCACCGCTAATGACATAATCACCGACGCTGATCGCGTTGGCGCCAGAGCCATTTGTGATGATGTGGTAAAGGGCGGCTGGACCGAAATCCACGTTGCCGAACTCTACGACGGCCGGCGCCCGCACGTAAATGCACGAACCGCTCGTCGCCGTGCTCATCTTCAGGTCGAGAATTTGCAGCACGCCCGGAAGTGGGCTGCTGATGTCGAAGCAGTGATCACTCGTCGCAGCGATCTTGACGTTGGACGGCGTGGAATTGTTGCCGCGAAAGATGACTTTGCCGCCACCGGTCCACGGCTGATTGATGTCGACGCCCCCGTAGGTGCCATCTCGGAGTTGCACGGTGACGGTTTGCCCGCCGAGGTCTAGGGTCGCTGCGATCGTGTTGTACGCCGCCTGGGGCGTGAGGAACGCTCCCCCGGCGCTATCGGCGCGTCCATCATTGCTGTCTGAGCCGTCCTCGCGCACATAGAGCGTGAGCGGTCCGGTGAGGAATTCACGAGCGCCGTTCCCAGCCCCCGCCTCGCCACGAATATCGATCGCTTCTTCGATATCCGTCGTGAACCCATCGGGTCCGACGTAGACGCCCACGGGCAACGCTGGTGGCATGATAGTGCCCCCCCTGCTGGTGTTGATTATTGGATGGATCGCTAAGAGCGGGTAGTGCCCGGCGCGGCACAGCCGCGGTCTGCACCCAAGCGGCTACAAGGCGAACACGCGCAACGTGGACCTCGCGCGATCATGTCAGCCGCCAACGTTCAGCGACTTATGAACTTTCCATTAGAAATGGGACGACAACACCGTTTCCCAGAGCGCCGCAGATCCGTTCGCGCCTGTCGCGGTGAGATGAGTGCCATCCGAGCGGTTCGTGCTACTTGTGAGCGTGTCGATATCGGGCCCGGCGAAGACGTTGACGTTATCCACAACCGCGGCCTGCGCGGCACGAACAGTCGATGACGTAACGTTGGATAGCATCGAGCACTGCGCCACGAACCAGGGCCCATTGAAGCCATAGCCGCGAGCCCCATCCAGCATCCGCTGAAAACTCGACTGCCACGCCGCTTGGGACGTGCCGAGCATCTGATCAGATTGCCCAAGCTCGAAGATCACACCAGAAATCGCGTAGCCCTTCTCGCGCGCCCGCAGGAGTGCCACTACGAGACGATGAAACAGCATCCCCGACGGCTCCCAGTCGCGCATGGCGGAGCCGCCGATGGCAACCGGAATAAAGATGACGCGGTCGAAGGTGCCTGCCGTGATCAGCTTGTCGCCGAGATATGGCAGAATACTGCCGTTGCTACTCCCCGACGCACCCAGCACCTCGTCTTTCATCTGATAGACGGTGCCATTGTAGGGGTTGAGGTTCTGGACCTTCGTGCTGCTGGGTGAGTGCAGCGACCCGTTGTGGTTGGCGAGCAAGCTCTGCCCGACGACGAGAAAAATGCCGGTCGTTTCACCGTCAGCAAGTTCAGCAGAGACCGCCGTGCGTCCGGTTGTCGTCGAATATCCTGGGAACACGATGCCGCTGGCACCCGAGGGGGCGTATTCGTAGAGGGCGAACGGATCGACGGGAGTCGGGGCGAACGTCGCTAGCGCAAACATGACGCTAAGCACTCCCCATCGCAGCGGCGGCATATCCCATCATCCCATGACCTCAGACAGCGAGATTGTAGCACCGCTTTCAGTGGTTGTGGCACCCGGATAGTACACGGGGCCGGATTCTGACTTCACAGCAACGGTGTAGGTGTGCGGCCCTGTCGCCCCCGGAAAATCCAGGATGGGAATGACGCTGACGGCGTTGAAGTTTGTAACAGCACCGTAGAAGCTCTGCGATAAGTTCACGACGGCACCGCCGCGCCGCACAGCAACCGTCGCCCCAGCTCCAACAGTGCCGACCGCCAACGCACCAATGGCGACTCCCGCCACGGCATTGCAGGGGGATCGGAGCTTTATGCCAGCCGTGAGGTTTGTGTCGACGTAGCTCGTACTGGTGAAGTTGTCCTGTGTCGTGCGGATGCCACGCGTTGAGTTGCCAATTTCCTGTCCCGGCAACGGCATCCCGCGCTCATAGACTTGCACACGGCTCGGCCCTGAAGCCCACGCGCCGGCCGTCGTCAGGCCGCTATCCCAATCCATGAAGCCGAGAATCTTGTAGGGCTTCGAGGAAACTGCGGTGCCCGTGTAGAACACACCCGCACTATCGGCTCCACCCGCGCCGCCTTCCGCCGTGCTCGATGCGAGAGCCCATTCGCTGAGCGCGTAGAATCCGTTCGACAGGCTGCACTTGATGGCGCCGAGGCGGAGCGTACCGCCATCATCGAAAAGCACGATCCAAAGCCGAAACGGGAGGGCGTTGGCAGCGCCGAGTGTCGATCCGGACGAGAGTGTCAGGCTGAGCGCCGCCGACAATGTGCGCGTGACCACGGCGCCCGATGTGAGCGTCGCCGAGCGAAAATCGAACGTGACGGGATTGCCGCTGTCGGGATCGTTTCCCGCAGCGTTCTTAACCGCAACGGTGAGCGCGTTACCGCCCACGCTGGGCACGATCTGATAGGCGCTGTTATCCTCGGTACCACCGCCGCCCGCTCCAACTTCTGCGACATCGCCCGCACTGTCCTTCGTGTAAACCTTGCCGTCGTCTTTGGCGTAAAGCAGCTTCCTTCCCGCGCTCGGCGTTTCCGGGGGGATCTCGAGCTCGGGTAGCACCAACGCGCCTCCGCCCAAGGCCGGCACATCCACGCCGATCTCGAGGCCAAGGTTGCTACGCGCCGCAGCGGCGTCTGCCACATCGGCTAGGTTCTGATCGATGGCAAGATAATCGCCGCCAACGCCAGGCACCTCCTCAGTGTCCCCAGCGGTCCAACCCACTACCTTCAGAACGCGGCGCTCGTTGTCTTCCTCAACCGCCAGGATCGGCGCGGCGCCGGGGTCGGCGTTGGCTCCATCCGCGAAGGGTACTGGCTCCGACCATTCCGGCGATGACTCGCTCGGCGTCAGCAGAAAGTAGAGCATCGGCTCCACATCGCCATCGCCATTTTTGAGCACGAGCACGCTGCAAAACCGCGCCTCGTTATCGTAGGCGTCACGCTCCGCGATGACCTCGACAACCGCATCAGGCTGGAACGATTGTCCGGCCACGCCGCGCACGTCGATGGCCTCATCGATGTTTGCCGTTATGCCCTCGGCACTGAGGTATCCTGTGCCCGGCGCCTCGCCGCTGCCCCCAATCCAAGATGTGACGGCCAGCACCGCACGCTGTCCGTGCAGAACGACCGCGAGGACTGGCGCCCAGCCGCTTAACCCGTCGTCCCCCTTGTCACCCTTATCACCCTTGAAGCTCGTCCCCTCATCCCACGCGCCACCGCTCTTGAAATAGAACAGTTGCGCATCTGGATCGAACGCGATCGCACCGTCGTTGCCGATGCCGTCGTTCGGTTTGCCGTCGGTGAGCAAGACTGTCGTGATCCTGCCCAGCAGCGCCGCTACCTTCACCGCCAGGTCGGAGGCGAGCGACCACTGCGGGCTGCGCCGGTCGATGGCGTAGGCCGCGCCGGAAACCGCCTCGCCGGGATATTCCGTCGCCAGCGTCAGCGCGGTGTTGCTTTCGACCGAGGCCACCTCGTGCCACGAACCGCCGTCGTCGAAGGTGATGCCGTCGCCAGCCTTCACCTGGTTGAGCCAGCCCGTGAGCGTGCCGTTGACGGCTGTCGAGCCGTTCTCGACCGAGACGGTGCCCTGGCGATACCAGATGGTCATGCTGATGTTCCGATGTTAGGTGAGGGTGCCGACAAAGAGCTTGTACGCGAACGTCACCGGCAGCAGCGTCAGCGTCAGATTGAGCGAGAAGTGCGTGCCGGCATCGAGGAACACCCGCTCGTTGAGATAGAGCCCGCCAGCGGAGGCGAAGAAGGTGTATCCGGCGTAATTGTCGGGGTGAAAGAACGTGTTCCCGTTGGGCGCGTTCTTGTAGTCCTGATAGTGCACGTAGGTGCCGCCGGCGGCGAAGGTGCCCATGCCGGCGACCCCCTGCAGGCCGCCCGATGTCGAGACGCTGAACGACCCGAGTACGTGGGTGGCGTCGGCGTTCACGTTCGCCAGGAAGTGGTTGGCGTTGATATTGGCGTTGACGTTCGAGCTATTGCTTTCGAAGAAGAACGCCTGCCGCGCCGGAAGGGAAACCGTCCCCGATAGTAGGTCCGTGCAGTTGAACAGCTTCTCTGTGCTGTCGAAGACGATGACCGGCGGATCGACGGTCTCATCGATGACAACCATTGCCCCATCGGCAATCGTAAGCCCCACTACGTGGTCACCTTCGTGAACGCCGCATTGTACGATCCGGCCGAGATGCTGCCCACGTCGCCGCCATAGTTGCCGTACTGCGTCGTCTGGATCACCACGCCGTCGACGCTGTAGCGCAGCGTGGAGTATTGTAGCCCCAGGGCGCCAGAGCCGCGCCCGAAGGCGACCGTGAGGCTCGGGCACAGTGGAAAGCTCGATAGGGTGTTACCGGCGCGCAGGTAGCGCTTACGGGCGTCGAACTTCCCAGCTGCGGCGCGGAACTCGCTGCCGCTGATGTAGAGTGCTTCCGTCGGCATCAGATCACCGTGTCAGTCACATAAACGGTTAGCGATACGCTCGCGGCACCGAAGCCGCCGCTGTTCTGGGCAAACCACAATTCGCCGATGACAACGTTCGTCGCCGTCGCGCCCAAGGCGATCCACCGCGCCCACCCGCGGGATGTCATTTGCACCGGGAACGATCCGCACAACGGAAGGTTCTTGCCGCTGGCGACGATGGAGCCGAACACCAGCGGCGTGCCTGAGAGGCCATGGGCAAAGAGCGTGTGGCTGGCCTTGCCGGTGCTTGCAGCAGAGCGCCCCGGCAGCGACAGCGAGCCAGACCATTCACGCACGATCTTCGGGTAGTGAAGGTCCGAGTGGAACAGCACCCGCGACATATTCGAGAGCGGCGCATCGAACGGGTCATCGTCCGTGCCGGTGTAGATCGCCACCCGGCCATCCGATCCTCGGGCCTTGAAGCGTACAGCCATCAGGCGGTCTCGATCACGATCTCTTTGTTGTCGAGGTCGATGCGGAAGAGGTTGTCCGACGAGCGCAGGAGGCCCGCGGTGATCGTCCCGAGGTCCGCCGAGATGGCGGAAAGCTCGTTCACGCTAACCTCTCCCGCGCGAATGGCATCCGCGATCAACTCTCCCGCGATATGCACCTTGGTTTCGCCGCTGATCTCGCTGAGGGTGAACACCGGAACCGGCAACCCGCCCGTGATGTCGGGGTGAGCAATGACGAACTTGTCGGCCACGACCGTGAACTGGCTCTCGTCCACCGCGCCATCGAGCCGGACGAGGCCGACAACTTGGCCATTGATGTTGATCGCAACGCCCCAAGCGCCCCTGAGGCCGTCGACGCTCTCGATGACCTCCGATATCGCCGTCTCGTTGTCGCCTATGCGCGTGACCGCCGTGGTGATCTGCTGCGCGAGCGCATTCTGCCCATTGACGCGCTCCACCCGCTCGGTGAGCAGCTGCGCGCCGTTCTCGTGCCCGTTTGCCAGCGATGCCAGTGCTGCCTCGCCAGTTTTCTGTGCCCACTCGAAAGCCTCGGCGAGCTGCGCTGCAACGGACCCCTGGATCTCCGCTTTCGCGCTCGCAAGCGAGAGCTCGAAGCGGGTTTGGGCGTCCAGCTCTTCGAAGCCGATACTGCCGGGGCCGACTTCTGCATCCACGGCCGCGTCGACCTTCAAGGGGTCTGTGACGGCCGCGCCCGAGAACGCCACCCAGGACGTCCATTCAACGCCCCGTTCCGGGGCCGTGACGGGCAGAGCGCGGATCTCGTAGGCAATGCCACCCTGCACGCCATCAACCCATGTGTATTGTCCTGCGCCGGGCGTCTCCGATCTCCGCTCGAGCGCCGTCGTGTCGCCCACCTTGCGGAACTCGAACCGCACCGCAATGACCGTGGGATCGGTGATGGCGGTCCATGTCGCACGGATGCCGGGCATCTGCGCCCCGCCGTTGCCAGCGATGACGACCGGTGCGACGGCCAATCCCGTTACTGCGTTGAGGGTCGGGCCGCCTCCGGCAAGGTCGCTTTCGGTATCGTCGGCAAGCTCGTCCGTCAGCGCCGACCAGTCATCTACGCCATCGTCCATTTCCCGGAGCGAGACCACGGAGGTGAGGTCCGGGTTGCGCTTGATGTGGTCGATCTCGAAGACTTTGCCGACGAACCCGCGCCGGGTCGAATTGAAGGTGATCCAGTCGCCCGGCTCCAGGCCGAACCACCGCCCCCTCAAGGTGCACCGGACGCGAAGCTGGCGACGCGCGCGCTTGCGGGCGATCTCCATCACCCGCTGGCCCTGCGTGCGCGAGGTGACCGCCACGAGGTCCATGGGCAGCGTCAGCCGGATGCCGCCGTCGATGATCTCATCGGCGCTCGACGTGCGCGGCGGAAGGGGGACCGCATTGTAGGAACGCTCGGGGTCGGAGAACGAACCGGTGACGGCGTTCGTCAGTTCGCCCCGGCCCAGCCTCGGCTCCACCGTGAACGGTTCGGTGACGATCAGGTCGGCATCGGAGATCGTCGCCACGGATGACCGTGCGACGCCCGCCATGATGCGGTAGATGCCGGCCGAGCAGATGATGTCTCCGGCCATTGCCGCGGCGAGTGCTTCCAAAGCATCGCGGTTCGGCTGGCCATCGAGGGTGACCACCATCCCGCAGGTGTAGCGCGGCTCCGTCCCACCGGCCGCCAGCCCTACGGTTTCGTCGCAGACGTTCGCGGCAGCCTCGAAGTCCGACATGCGGATGGCATCGGCAGGGGCATTGAGCCCGAGCAGCGCACGGCCGCCGGCGGAGAAGCCGCGCAGGACGTTATAGGTCACCACCGCGCAGTTCTTCGAGAACGCCCAGGTCGCGGGGTCATTCCAGCGCTGGTTGCCCTCGCCGCCCGCCGTGCTGTCAAATCGCGGGTCGTAGAGCTTCGCGCCGTCGATCACGTAGACGATCTGCGGGATGTTGCCGGATGAGAAAATCTCCGGATCGTAGGTCGCCTCAACTACTGCATAGCAGACGTGGGCGCCGCGCTCGTCATCGGTCCAGCGGCCCTCAGAGGCCGCCTTGACCGCCGTATCAACGGCTTGATCGGAGGCGCCATTGTGAAAGCGCACCACGAGCTTGCCGCCGAAGCCGTCGACAACACCCGTGCCGGAATTCCAGGCCCGCTCTTTGCCGTCGATCCAGAGGCCGGCAAGGCCGGTGCACTCGTGATCGGCCAGGGCCACCACCATCTGCAGCACCGCGTTGTCCGTGCCGGTGGTCTGCCAGTAGACGAGGCTGCCCGCGGTTGCGCTGCGCCCGAAGATGACCTGCCTCGCGGCATTGGTGTCGATCGCAAGCTGGAGAACGCGGCCCCGGTCCGTGGCGGCGCCGCTCGACTTCGGCTTCGGTGCAAGCTTCCGGGCGGCGAACCCGAGACCGACGGCAATGCCGATCTCGACGATTGCAGCGCCGATCGTCCCGATAACCGGGACCAGAAGGGCGGCGATAAATCCCATGGGCTAGACCGCGAAGGCGCGCACGATGTGGGCACGCGATTTGAAAAGCGGCCCGCGCTCGTTCTTCGAGAGCGCCACGGCACCATCAAAGACCGCCGGGCTCACGAGCGGGCCGATCTCAGCGGCAAAGCCAAGGTCTCCGCGCCCCGCCATCGCCGGCGGGATCTCGGGGAATAGCTGTTCGACGTATTCGAGCATGCTCGTGACGCCGGCCTTTTTCAGCATGCGCATGGCACCGATCTCGGTGGTGTACGAGCGATAGTCTGCGATCGGGTCGAAGCCGGTCATCGCCCGCACCACGTCTGCAAACATGGTGCAATCGCTGACACCCCAGGCGAACGGCATCGCCTGGTGCATGGCGATGGCCTCGCGCATCATGCGCGGCCAGTTGTCGACGCGCGGGCGCCTACTTGGGGCGGACAGGATACTGTGCACCCTTGCGGCCCCAGTTGATCTCGACATCGGTGTTTGCCGCCGTCACGTACTTGAAGAACCCGTCTCCGGTGGACACGGCACGCTGGTCCGCGTCCGACCGGACCCGCCCATAGGAGCGCGACAGTTCCCGGTTGTTGCTTTCCAAGACAGCCTCGATCGTCGCGCTGGCGTCGGCCGCGTCTTGCACCGATAGCACGTCGATGAAACCCGAAAACGAAGGCATGGCGTGCACCACGGCCTCGGCATCGTTGAGGAACGCCAGATAGACGGTCGCCGGCCGCTGGTGCCAGGCCACCCCTTGCAGGACGGATGTCACCTCCGATTGCAGCCCGGTCAGTGTCACCTTGAGCTGGTCGGCATCGAGTTGAGAGGATGCCTCGATGGGCTCGATCAGCATGTTGCCCGCGGTTGGCGCATAGCTCACGCCGTCCAGTGTCACGCGATATGTGCCGGTCCATAGCCCTTCCGGACCTGCGTCGAGGTCGACGCGCAGCATCCAGCGCAGGGAACAGCGCCCCGCATTGAGCAGGGTCGCGATGTCGGACGGAATGGTGAGCATTCAGATGAGGACCTGCAGGCCTTCGAACGACACCGAGCCGCCCCGGACCGGATCGCGGGGCATCTCGAAGGGTGCAGACAGAACCATGTCGCACCAGGGGGCATCGAACAGCACCGGCACCGGATCGCCGCTCGTCACCACCGCCGGGTCGATGACCGGCTCGACGGTGAGATTGACGGCGCCCAAACCGGAAGCGCTGCCGCCTTCGAGGATGCGGTGGAGCCGCTGGCGAGAACCCACGGGGATCGACAGCCAATCACCTGGGGAAAGGACAAAGCCGGCCGGCAGCGAGCCGACCGTGATCGTATCGCGGCCCGATCCGATGCTCGTCAGCGTGCCACTACCTGAAAACGGGCTGCCGCTGACCGTGAGGCCGCTAAACCCTCGTGGATAGGCCAGCGGCCAGCGATGCCGCGGAACGGTCGCCCTGAACGTCCTGAGGCCGCCCCGGAGGCTTTCCAGCCATGCACCCACCTCTGCAAAGGCCGCGCGGCCGAGGATCTTGGTCCGGTACTTCGCCTCCCACATGGCAGGGGCGACTTCCGCGGCATTGGGCGATCCAGCGCCGGTCAGGGAACGGGACTGGTTGCGCTTGAGCTGAAACGAGCATTCGCCGTTGAAGGCGCAGATGGGTAGGGAGCGGGGGTAAACTATCGCCATGGGTTAAATTCCCGACCGGGCGAAGCGGGCTTTTCGGTCGAACAACTGGCCTACGCGCTGATCGACCATATCGCGGATCTTGGGCAGGACTTCGGACTGCATCTTGTCGATACCCTCCGGGCTGCCGTTCTCGACGTTGAACACCGGGGCGACGGTGATCGACACGTTGCCTCCCCCCGATGCGTTGGCGCGCGGGATTTCGGGCATACGCAGGTCCACCGGGATGCGTCTTCCGTCCGGCAGCGGCACGGCCGCCTCGGGTCCAGCCTCGCCGAAGATCGCGGCCGTGCGCGAGACGCCACCGCCTGCGAACCTTGGCAACGGCTGCGGTCGGCCGTTCGCGGCGATGCCGCCATCCTTGAAGCCGAAGAGGCTCAACAGTCCCGATGCCAGCCCGGCCTGGGATGCGTTCCCACCACGGCCCGTGAGACCACCGAGGGCCATTTCAACGAGATCGTTCACCGCCATGTCGATGAGCTTATCGGCGATCTTGTTGAGGGCGTTCGCAAGCGCCTCGGAAGCGGATACCCCGTTCTTCATGTCCTTGATGAAGCCGGAGATCATCTCCTTGCTTTCCTGCGAGGCCGCCTCGAAAGCACGTCGCAGATTTTCCGTCTCTGTCACCGCCCGCGCCATTGCCTGGGAGAGGGCTTCGACACGGATCATGTCCCCATCGGTCAATTCGATGCCGGCCTTGCGCGCCTCATTGAGCAGCTCCTGCCGGGTACGCATGTACTCGACTTCCTCGGCGCTGCGGCCGATGGCTTCGCCTTCGAGCTTGGCCATGGTGATGCGCTGCTCGGCGCGGAGGATGTCCTTTTCGAAGTTCTTGCGGGCTTTTTCTGCCGCCTTATCCACCTCTTGCGTGGGGATGATCGGCTTGTTCGGGATCTCACGCTGGGTCGTCGTGCCCATGCGCCACTGGCGATTGACCGCATTGGCACGGGCTTTCTGGTCAACGCGGTCCATCACGTCGCTCAGGTCTGCGGCAATGCCGCGAGCCATGTTGCGAGCCGCTTCCGCCGCCTCGCCAACCCAATCCCGCGAGAAGTTTCCGGCTGCGTCGGAGAATGCCTTGCCGGCTGTCTCGCCAGCGCCAGCGAACTTGTTCTCGATCTGTCCGAGATCCGGCGCCGTGAGGAACCCGACATCGACGCCCGGGATCTTGTTCACCCCCGCGATCAGGCTGTTGAGACCATCCGTGGCACCGTCAATGAGCGACTGGAGCCCCCGGAGAATGCTATTGATCGCGTCGATCACCTTCTCGCCGATCGCCTGCGGCAGCTTCGTGAACGTCGCGACGATAGCGTCATAGGCAAACACCGCTGCGCCGATCAGCTTGTTGAAGATGTCGCGCAGCGCCGTGAGCAGTTCGGCATCATCGTCGAGCATGCTGCCCATGCGGGCGAAAAGCTCGTTGACCTCCTCGAGCATTACGGACGTCAAGGCGCGGAACGTATCCTGCAGGGTAACGCCGCTCTTGTCGGCGTCAGAGAACGCCGCCTCCCATGCGGCTCCAAAATCTGCGCCGCTGTCGATCGCATCTCGCATCAGACCGACATTGAAGTTCATCGTATCGCCGAAGCGCTCGGCGTAGACGGAGGCCCCCGCCAGACCGCCGGCGATAAGGCCAATTGGCCCAGCCGCGGCGGCAATCCCCAAAGTCATCGTCGCGATGCCCCCTATGATACGAGGCGCAAAAGCGGCGAGTAGCGCACCGGAGAGCACAAGCATGCTATCCCCAAGCGGCTCGACATTGTCGGAGAGCATCTTGAGACCGGCGACCATGGCCTCGGTCGAACCGTAGGCGCGATCGAGGTTGCCGATGTATTCCTCGATGTTGTTGTCGAGGACGAGGAAGCCTTCCGAGATCGTCGACGGCATCTGCCGGAAGATGCGGTCCACCTTGTCGGCGCCATCGGTTAGTGCGCCAAACAGCGCCTGCACACTCAATTTACCCTCGGCCGCCATGCGGACAATCTCGCCCTTCGAGACCTTTAGCCGGTCGGCAAGCAATTCCTGAATGACGCCGGCGTTCTCCATGACGGTGCGGAATTCGTCACCGTCCAGCTTGCCCTTCTGCAAGGCCTGGGAAAGCTGTAGCATGGTCGATGTCTGCTCGGAGGCTGATGCCGAACCGAGCTTCAGCGCCTTGGCGACGGTCGTCGTCGCCTTGGCCACGTCCTCTTCCGAGACGCCGAGCTCGCGCGTGGCAGCAGCGGTGCGGATGTAGAGCTTCGAGAGCGCATCGTTATCGATCCGCGATTCGTTGGCCAGCTTGTTGAGGGCGCTGGCCGACCGCAGTCGGATGCCGAAGATTTCTTCGCTCGCTTCAAGGGAGCGGGTGACTTGGTTCCAGCTATCGGCGTATTCGCGGATCTGGTGCGCGCCGAGGTATGCACCGAGCCCCCCCAACATGCCGCGAATACCCATCGCGGCGCTCGATGATGACGCGCGCAGACGCGCGGCCATCTGGTCGAACCGGCGTTCGATCTGCCCGAGCTGACGGTTCGTCATCGCTTGGGCCTGGGTCAGGTTGCGATTGTACCCATCGAGCCGCGCTTCGAGCACGGTGATGAGCCTCTCGACTTCGACAGCCATCGCCTACCTCAAGCCCAGGATTTCATCGGCACGCTCGTCGGACAACGGGGGCGGAGCCTCGTCTTCCGATTTGTGAGCCTGGTTCCAGCCGGTCACTGCTGCCGCGTACTGCCAAAGCGAGAGTTCACCAAGGGCCGCAACCGAGAGCCCTGGGATGATGGCGGCGTTGCCGTAGATGGCGGCGGCGTCGAGGCGCTCGGGCTCGCTTCCGGCGCCGCCTGCACTTTTCCCTCAGCAGCAGTCCCCGTTTCCAAGGGCGCAGCCTCGAAGCCGAACAGCACGCCCATCAGCGCGAGACGGGCAACCTTGAGGCCTTCTTCGATCGGCGGCGTCTCGTCGACATACCGCCTTACGAGGATCTGGGCCTCGGTCGGCTTCATGCCGCCACCAATCAGCGCCAAGCGCACGGTTTGGCGCACATCCTCGATCTTGTAGGTGCCGGAGCTAAGCCGGTGCAGAATGACCGTAAACGGCGCATCGCACTTCTGCTCCAACTCGATGAGGCAGGGGACGGTGAGACGAAACGTATGCTCACCATCCCCGAAGGGCGCCGTCACCTCAGCCTTGAGGTTGCTCATGGTGCTTACGCCGCGACGACATCAGCGGTGGGCGCCGAGGTGGCGGGCGTGCTGCCCGTGGCGTTGGTGGCCGTGACGGTAACCGTGATGGCCTTGCCCACGTCATCGCTCACCAGCGTGTAGGTCGCTGCCGTTGCGCCGCTGATGGGCGTGCCGTCCCGGTTCCATGCGTATGAATAGGAGGTCGGGTTGTTCGACCACGTGCCGGTGAGCGCCGTAAGCGTGCCGCCCTCGATGGCGATACCCGCGATCGATGGGAGCACCGTATTCGCCGGGGCGACGCCGCCGGGCTTCGACATGCGGGACGGCTGGCCATCCATCTCGATCGTGACCTCTGCCTGCACCTTGTTGCCGCGCTCTACGGTGTTGTTGAGGGCGGTCAGGAGCGCAGGGCCTTCCTCGTACTCAGGGGTGCCTGCGGCGGCGCGCATGTGGCGCACCTTGATGTTCTTCGACTGGCCCGAATAGAACCAGTCCATGAAGACGCCGTGGTTCTCGGCGGCCCAAACGCCAGAGCCCGAGATCGTCACTGAAAGGCTGTTGACGGCCTTCTCTTCCCAGGCCGGAGCATCCTCGTCCTCGCAATCGGGAACGACGGTGGAATTCGTCTGCGCCGAGCGCTGCACGCCTTTCGTGGTCATGCCGCAGACCACAGCGAATTCCTCCGGCGAACCGCCGTCGCCGATGAGGATCTGTAGCTCGGAAAACTTCCCAGTGATCGGTTTAGCCATCGCGATGTCTCCTATTCGCTGGCAGTTGTGACGGCCTTGAACGCGACGATGGCCATGTAGAGGTTCGGATTGTCGGGGTCGGGCTGCTTGATCGTCTGGTCGTAGTCGAGCCAGCGCAGATCAGTGCCGGCGATCGTCAGATCGGCATCCTGCAGGGCCTCACGAACCGCGGCGGCGAGATCCGTGGCGGTCACGAGGTCCGCAAAAACATGAACCCGCAGCGTGTGCTCGGAACCTTCGCCGCAGTCGTCCTCCCACGGGCGCACGTTGGGCACGCTGAGGCGAATGAACGGCGCATCCAGCACCGTGCTCCAGTTGGCCTCGATGCGGGTGCCGACCTTTGTCGAGATCGCAGGCGTAGCGATGAGGGCCGCCTTGACGGCCACCATCAATGCCTTCGAGGCATCGCGGCTCATTTCTGGATACGCTCTCCAGCACCGGCCTGCTCGGCCTCGCGTGCCACGTCTTCGGACACTTCGCGAATGCCGATTTTGTGCACGATGAGCGATAGCGCCTTGCACAGTATGCAGTGCTTGCGCGCCCGCAGTGCCCAGTGCCGGTATTCCTTGTCGAAGCGGAAGGTGACCATCAGGTGCGTGTCCCGCGCTTCACAGCAGCCCGGACGTTCGCCTTCACCTTTTCGATGTTCTCGTTATAGGCGGGCGTCAGGAACGGGCGGGGCGCCATGCGAGAGGTGCCGAGTTCGAGATAGGTCGCATAGTCCACGTTGCCGCCGGTTTCGAACCGGATGGTGGTCTCCGAAGAGGCCTCCACGCTGGTGATCGACTGATGCAGACGGCCACTGTCAGCAGCCGGGAACTCACCGGGTGCCGAGGCTTGATGCAGGGCGCCCTTGCGGTGTTTGGAGCGATAGATGCGACCTGTCTTCGGCGGGTCGATGATGCCCTCGACGGCGCGGTTCTCGATCGCCAGCGCGCCACGCTGCAAAGCCCGACGCACCTCCGCCTTCGTCTTCGCGCCGATCTTGCCGATCTTCGCGTTCCACTGCTTCAACCCGCGGATCTTGGCCATCAGACCTTCACTCCCGCGACCTGATACGTCGCATCGGCCGGGTCGGACGTCACGTCCGTCACCCGGTAGCGTTCCGTGTTGCCGTTGATCGGCCGCTGCGCGCTCACCTCATCGCCAACCTTGGGCTTCGGAAGCGATGGGCTCTGCACCAGCACGATCTTGGCGACATTTGCGTCGTAGCCCCGGGCGAGGCGAATTTCCGCTTTCCAGTCCGAGACGAAACCCTGTGTTCCGTGATCGACGAACGTGCGCGTCACCACGAGGTCAGTGCCTTCCGCTTCCGTTGCCACATGCAGTGTGGCGGAAGGGAAGACGTCATCAGAGATCGCGCCGCGGAGCGCTTCTCCGATCTCAGCGAGCAGTGTCATACGACAGCGACCCCGGGGGAATTGCGCTGCATCAGCGCGACAAACCGGCGACCGTAGACCGTGCCGCCATAGATCGCATCGATCTGGCCCCAGGACATGCGGCCGGCATATTCGATCTCGACGGTGTCCGCCTTCACGCGACGGATGGCGCCCTGCTTCGAGGCTGCCGTGGGACCGCCCCCGGACTGTTCTTCTGCGATCAGGTGTGCGGCGAGGTACATGATGGCGGGCTGATAGTCGCCCTCGGCCCAGCATGTGGAGACCGAGCGCGAAGCCTCGCCGAGCATGGCGTTCACCGTCGCGTCCGCCACCGAGGCGAACGCCGGGTGACGCTCTTTGAACTCGGCGGCAGACGGGACGGTATAGCTCATGGGTTAGGCCTTCTTCTCGGCGGCAACCTTGGCTTTGGCGGCGGCATCATCCTCGGCCTTCTTCTTCGCTGCGGCTTCGTCTGCAGCCTTCTTCTCGGCCTCCTTGGCGGCCTTCTCCGCAGCCTTCTTCTCGGCGGCGGTCGGCTCTTTAGTTGCCGGCTCGGGCAGGATCTCCTTGAGCTTGCCTTCCTTCATCCACTGCACAACCGCGGGCCGCTTGCGCAGCGCTGCCCACAGATCGTCTTCGAAAGTCGCCACGCTCTGTGCGGGGATGTGATGAATGCCGGCGATCGTGATCGTGCCCGGCGAGGTGTTCATGACCTGCATCTCGTTCTCCGTGTCCCGTTGGTGGATGCCGGCGGATCGAAACCCGCCGGCTCACTCGCCTGCCTTAGATCTTATCCCGATAGCGGACCGCGCCCGGGCGACGGATGTCGAGGCCACCCAACCGGAAGATGCCCGGCACCTGGAACACCATCGGAGAGGCCTGGAATGCCGGCAGGAACCGGAACGGCATCGGGATGTGCATCTTCAGAACCTCCGGATCGCGCTTGTAGGCGATCATGCGCTTGCTGTTCGGAGCACCGACGCCTGCCGTTTCCAGTTCACGGCGGGCACGGATGCGGAGCGGCTTGCCGGTCTGCATCGTGTAGACGTTGGCGCGCTGGACGTACTCCAGGACGGTGATGGTCATCGTGCTGTCGAGGCGCTTCTGCGAGATGTGCGCATACGACGTGAGCGGCAGTAGGATGGTGTCCGCCAGCTCGATGGTGTTCGAGGCGGTCCAGATGCCGGTGAGCGTCTCGTTGATGTCCTTGAGAATCTCGTCGGCGGTCTTGGTTTCCCAAGTCGTATCGGCCGCGCCGGCGCCATCGGCAACGTCCGTCGGCGTGATGCCGGCGTAGTTGAGCAGCCCCGTCCAGTCGTTCACGCCGCCGCCCGTGTAGGCGACGCTGTCGCAGAACTCCTCATAGGCGCGGCGCGCCGCCGAGGCCTTGTCGGCCGTCAGGTTGACGCGGGGCGTCACCATCAGCGCCTGCGCCAGCTCTTCGAGAGAATAGTCGTAGCCGATGCCGGCCATCACGACTTCGGTCTCGAACTTCTGGCGATCGATATCGACCATCGGGAAGTCGGTACCGCGGCCGTGCATCAGCGCTGCCTTGCCGGCCTTATCGCTCGAGAAGTACGTAACCGACTTGATCCACGGCGAGGCCGAATTGTCGATCGGCACGTCCTCGGCATAGGTCAGGTCCGGATACTTCTTCGCCCAGACCTGGCTCTCGATGTGCGAGGTCTGGGAAAGCAGGAAGCTCAACGCCGCCTGCGCGTCATAGAGGTTCGTGTTCAACATGGGTAGCGTTCCTTCTGTCAGCGCTGAGCGCCAGGCGGGGATTAGTCGAGGCGAACGCGACCGATGGCATCCTGTGCCAGGGTGTCGAGCCAGCGCGCATTCTCGATGAGCGTGTTGCCGCCCGTGACGGTGATGGTGAACTTGTCGCCGACCGCGAAGTCGGGCGTGCCATCCGCGAGCGTGAAGGCAAGGCCACCGAACGAATAGGCGGCCGCCACCGTGCCGACAGGGCCGATGACCGCGCCATCCTTGTCGGTGATGACGAAGCTGCCGGCACCCGAAGATGCAGCAGTGATCGTGAGCGTGTAATCACCGTTCGGGATGCTACCCGACACCGTGATCGCACCCATCGTGCCGGTGCCGGTGTTGCCACCTGCCGCCTCAGCCGAAGCGGTACGGGAGCCGATGACGTTGGTGAGGCTGCCCGTCGGCGTGCGATAGACGCGATCGCCTGCGCTGCATGCGGCAAGCGCCTTGCAGAACATCGTGCCCTTGACCATCACACCGATGGTGTTGCCGGCCTTGTAGACGTCCTCGTTGGCGGCGGGGAGCGTCACATCGCGGATGGAAAGGCCGATGAACTCGCCGGCGGCGCCGAGCTTCACCTCGTTGTCGGCGGTCCCGCGAATGACGGCGAGACCGAACCCGACCGATGCCGGCTCGCAGACGCGCGAGATGACGTCCGAAAGACGCATGTCGGCGATCTGGCCTTCGTAACCACGCTCGAGCGTGGCGTTGTAGTTGGGCTGAACGTTACCCATGGCTCATGTTCTCCTGAGAGATTGCGGGGAGGTGGCGACGGGCGTTAAGCAGCCCAGGCCTTGGCCTGATCTTCGAGATACTTCTGGCGGGCCTTGTCGGCATCGTTGGCCGTGGTGGTCACGCCACCCTTGAGGGCGTCACGCACCGGGTCCGGATCGGCGGCGCCATCCTTGGCCAAGGTGGCCAGCGCATCGAACTGCGCGGCAATGTAGTCGTCGCTGCGATCCTTCACGGCGCCATCGCCGAGACGCTTGGCGACCACGGCCTTGCGCACATCGGCGAGCGACTTGCCCTTGGGATCGAGGTCCGGCGCCAGCTTCTTGGCCGCGTCGATGACAGCCGCGCGACGGTCGAACATCTCTTCGAGCTGGTCGACGGTGGGGATCTTCGCCTTGAGATCGGTGATCTCTTTGTCCTTATCGGCGAGGGCCTTGTCGTGCGCCGTCTTCACCTCGGCGGCGTCCTTTGCGGCCTTGTCGATGGCCGCCTTGCCGTCGGCGATTTGAGCCTGGAGCTTGGCGACCGCTTCGGCGCCCTGGTCCGTCACTTCGATGGTGAGCCCATCGATGACAATCTTGCGGAGGTTCATGGTGTTTGATCCTTCGATGGGGGGCGTACGCTCACCGTCGCCGGGCTTGCCCTTGTCCGCGGCGTTAAAGTCTTTCCAGCTATCACCAATGCGGCAGAGCGAGCCCGCCCGGCCGCGGTCGACGGACGCGACGTGGTTCCCGTCAATGGCCGTCATCACGGCCTGATATGCCGTGCCGTCAGGCGCCACACCGTCCTTGAACTCGATGGAGCAGCTATAGCCGCAGGAGAGTTCCTGCTTGCCGGCCTGAATGGCAGCGATGGCGGCGGCGTCGGTGACAATCAATGGCACCCGAACAAACTCACCGTCCCTCGCCACCTCGCTTGCGGTGTAGCCGGTGGCGTACTGCTTCCAGTTGTCGGCGGTGACGTTCTCAGGCGGATGATCCAGCGTCATGGGACGGTTGGCGAAGGACGCCATAGCCTGCTTCGAGAACACCACGTCTTCGGAGCGGTAGACGTTCACCACTGGTAGGTCGGGCCGGCCGAGCTCGGCGCCGGCGTACTGATAGACGCCGACGCGGGCGATGCGCGCATCCGCAACGAGGTATCCATCGCGGGTCATCCGCGCGCCCGAAAGGGCGACGGCGTCGGTTGCCAGAAACATCGGTGATCCCCTATGCGAGCGGTGGCGTCGTCAGCGCATCGTGCGCTGACCAGCCACGATAGATGCGACGCTTCACCATGCCGTAGCGCAGCCCGGCATCTTCACAGGCCTGCGAGAGCGGCATCGTCACACCGCCGTATTCGACCATGTGGAGGCCGCGGCGGTTACGGCTCTGTTCTTTACGCGTCGCCCAGCGGCAGTTGTCCTTCGAGTAGCCGCGCGAGTTCTCTTTGCGATCCAGAGAGTGCTTTGCGGAGGGGCGCCGGCCCATATCGGAGAGGAAGCACTCGTAGGCGGTGAGGCCGTCCTCTCCGTGGCGCCAGCGGTCACAGACCGTTATTCCGCGCCCACCATAGCGGTCGTATGCGGCCTCGGCCGGATTGCAGCAGCGCTGAACCATGCTCGCCCACGAATTATATTCGGGCGTCGACTTCCGGTCCCCGTAGGCGCTTTCGCCGTGGCGATGATTGAAGTGCGGCATGGTTAGTCCTCGTATTCCTCAAGGACGGCTAGGGCGCGGCACCGGCAATTTATCGGAATTCCGGGCCGTTCGCCGCTCGGCGGGGCATCCCACCGGTAGATCTTGTTGTTGCGATCATGGTGCGAAGCGCGCTCGCGGCCGTCGATGATCGTCTTCCACTTGAATTTCTCAACGCCCGCCTGCTGCTGCCTGAAAGCGTTCATTTCGCCGTTGAGCTTGCTCGCCTGGTCCCGCGCGATCAGCTTTGCCCGGTTGAGACCGATCCCCTCGATCTCCCGCAGGGCCTTGGCGATGTCGGCGTTCGATCTGCCCTCGAAGATCGAGCCCAGCACCTGCCGTTCGATCCGCTGGATCGTGTCGGATGACAGGCTGCGGATGAGCCCGACGAATTCCTCGCTCTTGATCGACAGCAGTTGCACGAGGTCGTCATCCGCGAGCAGTCTGCCGATGTCGATCTGCGTTCCCGCTTTGACGGATGCGACCCATGCCTGCGTATGCCGCTGTGCTTCACGCTGGAACGCAGATCGGGCTTTGGCCTCGGCGATGGCGATGTAGGCTGCGGATTCGTTCCTCAGTTGCTCGATGATGGCGCGGGCATTCTCGCCGGCGTCGTCCCCAACGATTTCCAATCTGGAAAGCGTTGCCTCGGCTAGGGCAGGCGCGTGATAGGCGACCTTCTCAGACCGCACCACCTCCATCACGTTGGCGCGCGTCCAGCTCAGAATAGACCTGACACAGCCATTCAGCGTCGTCTGTAAGCTGGTCTCGAATGCCACCGTCGGCAGGACCGGGCGCAGCACGATCTGTCGCTTTCGGCTGCCCTTTAGGGCCATTCTTGGCAGATCGAAGCTCAGCCTTGGCATGCTCCACCTCGATCTCTTGCTTCTCGGTCTTGTGCTCGGGGATCAGATCGCCATCGGGCCCGACGGCTTCCTCGATGGCCGCCTCGAGCCCGGGGAACGTTTCATCTTCGATCAGGCCGTTGACGATGCCCTCGGCGAGCGCCTCTTCCGGCATGATGCCCATGCCCGCATAGATTTGAGCCGTCTCTGCCTTCTTCTTCGCGAGGTCGGCTTTCTCGCTGGCCGTCATCTGCGCGAGCGGGTTGAACGTGAAGAAGGCATCCTTCGGGACGGCGCCCATCGCGTCCCGCCAGAGGATCTGATCCAGCAGCTCCAGCTTGGGGCGGAGCTCGTCCTGCCGCAGGCCGTCGAGCATGTCCCAGTAGTTTTTGAGGTCGCCCTCGCCGGTTGCGTTGAGGCCCTTTGGTGCTGTGCCCAGCAAACGCGTCACCGGCATATCGGCCGCGCCGGCCACCACCTGCATGAACGCCATGAGCGTATCGGGCAGCCCAGTGAAGCTCGTCTGCGTGCGGCTGTGCTCTTCTTCGGTTTCCAGCAACAGCGTGTTATTGATGCTCTTGAGCATCGAGGCGTTCTGGAACCGCTTTAGCAGGATCTTAGTGCCGTCATCGGTCGATAGCATCGTGCCCAGGTTTTTGACCTTGATGACGTCGATTTTCGCCTCGTGGATGAGCTCGGCGATACCCGTGTGCGAGAGGGCAGCGGCGTGGAGTGCGTCATAGACGACCTGCAGCAGGCTATCGCCCCAGCACTCCACGTTGGTGTCGAAGTCGGGCCGTGCCTTGCCGATGAACCGGATCACGCGCGAGGGATGGATCTCGACGCTTCCCGTCACTGCGGAGCTGATGGTGTAGTAGGCAGGCTCTCCATAGAGCGGCGAGATGGGATCGAGATTGCGATCCATCGGCGTGATCATGCGCCGGGGCAGCACGCGGAGATATTTGAGACCTCCCTTGCCGATACGGCTCAATTCCAGGGGCTTGTCGGGCGCTCCCACCTCGGCGCCGATGATCATCACCGATCCGCCGTAAAGGCGCGCCCACTCGAAGGCCTGCTTGAGCTTCGCGCGGATCTGGTGCCGCCTCTCGGCGTCCTCGATAACCTCGATCTGCCGGTTGTCCGCCTGCCATGAGCGCCACGGGCGGAGCATATCGGACACCGGAAGATCTATGACCTTCCGCGCCATCCAATCTCCGCGGTACATACTCTCCAACTCGAAATCGTTGAGGGCGCGGAAGCCGAACTTGTCGTGGACGGATTTCGCCGTCCCGGTTGCCAGGTTGGCCACCAGGTTCGTCAGCGTGTCAGTGATCATGCGCTAGACCCAGGCAGCCATTGGAATGCCGCCGCCGAGCATCTCGACGACAGCATCAACCGTTGTGTCAACTTCATCGTCTGTGTTGCCCTCGGTGCCATCGAAGGCGAGCATTTCACGCCGGAATTCTCCGAGGCCGGGCAAGGTATCGACGATGCGCACCAGCCCAGCGGCGAAACTCGGCACCGCGTCGAGAGCCCGCGTGTACTTGTCTTTCTCCGGCCCGCGAGGGATCGGCTGCACTGGTATCGCCAGCCGAGCCAGGTGCTGGATCAGGCCGGTGCCGGAAACCTTGTCTTCCACGTTGAAGGAGCGCAGCACGCCGAAGGTGTTCGTGGGGCGGGAGCGGGCCTTGCCCCAGAAGGCCGCCGCAGTAGCGAGCAGCTCGGGCGCCTCGAACTTCCCCCGCACCTTGTCGAGATAGTAGGCCTTACCATCCACACCGAGCCCCCATTCAGCCATCACGGTGTAGTCGTTCTTCGCCCCCACCTTTTGCGCGGTGTCGGCGTAGATCGACCGGAACCGCAATGATGGCACCTCGCTCGGGTCGCACTCGATCAGCCATTCATCCTTGAACAGGTTGCCGCCGAGGATGGTCGGCACCTGCTGCGCCTGGCTGGCGAAGGTGTAGGCATCGAACTCGAGCACCTTGATCTGCTCGGCGTTGTGCTTCGCCTCCCACAGCGGGCCATCCGGCAGGCCGTGCTCGATGGGAATGCCGTGCGTGAACTCTGAAGGATAGGGTTGCGAATTGTCGATGCGCATCGGAAGCATCAGGTGGTGCCACTTGCAGCCCGCGCCGCCTTTCAGCAGATACCCTGAGAAATCATCCACGTGCAGGCGCTGCATGATGACGATCACCGGCACGCCCTCGTGGGCGAGGCGGCTCTTAAACGTCGAGTGCCAGCGCTGGTTGATATTGGTCCGTTTCTTCTCAGAGAAGGCGTCGTCGGGCTTGAGCGGGTCGTCGATGACCAATGCCCCGGTGAAGCCGTCCTCCATGAGGCCGGCACGAAACCCGGTGATCGGACCACCTGCGGGCTTAGCAAGTAGCCCGCCGCCGGCGGATGTGCGCCAAAGGCCCTTGGCGTCTTGATCGTCCTTGAAGGTGACGCCCCACATATCTCGGTAGGGCTCACTCGACATCACGTCCTTGATGCGCACCGAGTTCTCGTTGACGAGCTCGCCTGAGAACGATGCGTGGATGAAGCGGGCCCGCGGGTTCTTCGCGATCCCACGGGCGATGAAAGCGATCACCGCCTCTTCGGTTTTTGTATAGCCCGGCGGCACGTTGATGATCAGCCGGTCGATTCCCCCCTCGATCACCCGATCCAGGGTCTTGGCGATGACCGAATGATGCGGACCAACCCGGAAGGGGGCTCCTTGCAGCTCCTTGAAGAACAGCCGCGTGAAGTAGAGGTGCGAAGCACCGCAAAGCTCTCGCGCGCCGACCTTCAAGGCCGGCGGCAGATCACTCCACGAGACGCTTGAGAAGCTCTGCTGAGGCAGGGTCAATCTTGTGCACCACTACGCCACCGGTTGGCGCCTCGGGGTCGGAGCTGCCCTTTTCGTCGAGATTGAAGGCCTGGCGCTCCAGGGAAACCAGCGTCTTGAGGGCAGTCGCAAGGGTGGCGGCCACTTGAGCACGGCTCGGCAACGCCACCGAAGCCAACATTTGCGCCCGGCGCTTGCCGTTCTTGTCGCCCGCCGTCTCATCGATGATGTCCTCTTCGATCTCATCGATCTTCGCTAACGTCCGCCGAAGCTCGGCGATCATCTCCCTCACGGCCTCTCGGGCCTCGTGAATGTCGGTGCGGTGACTGAGGATGATTTGGACGCCGCGATCGGCCGCACCGTCAATGGTTGCAGCCCCTCGTGCAACCTGCAACCCCTCTGCTACCAGACGGGCGCGGATCTCCTGCTGAACCTTCTCTGTGAGGTCGCGAGACCAGCCGTGTTTCTTGGCGCGCTTCTGGATTGCGGCCCGGCTGATGCCATACTCGCGGGCGATCTGCGCCTCTGAGAGTTGGCCAGCGCGGTACTCGCGCTCAATGGCCTCCCAGTCGGTGGCTTTCTTTTCGCCCTTGGTCATGCGCCGAAGCACACCGGGTTGATCCTCGCCACCTTCGCAGCCTTGCGCTCACGCTTGGCCTTGGCGCGGTCCATGCTGGCGGTGTCGGAGGGGGATGGCTCACCGATGCCGGCCTGCAAGAATGCACGCCTCTCGCGGTCCGTCACATCAACCGTAAACGGATAGCCTTCCCGCTTGCGGGCGCCGAAAGCGTGCACCAGTTGGGCATGGCGGGATTTCGTGAGTTTCAGGCTCATGCGGCCCTCTTTCGCTTTACCGGCCGTGCCGGCGGGTCGATGATGTCGGCCTCGCGCTCGTAGAGGATGCGCCGGCCGACTTCCGGGTTGTTGCACTCGTGGCTCAAGACGTACGGCCTGCCCTCGTATTCGAAGGAGATGCGGAGCACGTAGCGTCCCGGTTTGCCGTTGGCGTAGTCCTGCTCTGCCACGTAGTTCTTCACTTCGGGCATGAGGATCACCAGGGAAAGGGATCGGCCCTGGACCGCATCCTTGCGGGGAGCAGCACCTCAGTGAGGCGTAACAAGCAGGGCCGAAGAATAGAGCCGCCACCGCCGCCGATCTGGCTAGGCGCCGCTACGTTCAAGCATCAGGTCATGTGAGGCTCGGCGCGCCGTCTTGCGAGCGGGCGGGGCAGCATTCGAGAATTTCGGTGTGATCAGAGCGCGTTGAGAGCGCGGCGGGCATGAAAAAGGCCCCTGATTTGGGGCCGCCTCTTCGCAACTCTCGACGCTGACAAAATAGATGCTTCTGTTCGGCCAGCGGGTCTAGTGCAATTCGGCCACAGTTCGGACAATCTATCGCCGTGATCACTTCCGGGCCAAGCGCTGCGCCTGCACCCATGGGCACGTCAGCTCGTGATTGTGCGCGAGAAGCTGCTCGTCTGGCGCCCCAGCAATGTGCTTGTCGCAGAAGAAGCAAAACAGCGAGCCGTCCGTTTCGCTCGCATACGCGGGCTGCAACTCGGCGACGCTGCGCACCACGGCGAACACATCGTCCAGGGTCGATTGCAGTCCGCCTAGGCGGCTTTGGTCGTCTCGCGGCATTTCCCGGTCTCCTAGGCTCTATCCTGTTTCACGCGTGAAACAACTCACCGCCAATAGATAGCTTGGAGTGCCTTAGCTGCCTCGTGCTGCGCGGCATCGTCTGACGCATTCAGTCGCCGCAGAGCGTCAGCAAGCGCCTGATCGAACTTGAATTTATCAACCGCTTTGCTTGCGACTAGCGTCTTCACCAGCACTCCAAGGCTACATTTGCCGCGATCGCGGATGCGTATTTATCTGGGCCGTCCGACATCTATCTCCCCTCCAGCTTATCCTTCGCCACGCCTACTTCTTCTTGCCCCAAATGATAGGATCCGTAGATGGCGGCTTCTCTTCGAGCACGTTCAAAAGTCCGTCCTCGGGCAACAGGGGTGACCTGTCGTCGGGCGGCTCAATGCGTGGGCCGATTTCCGCGAAGTCCTCAAGCGCCCATGGCTCCTCGCTGCCGATGGCAGACCAACTCCACGCAGACGCATCGCCTTTTTCGTCATCGCTATCGCCAATAAAGTCGACCTGCGCGACCGACCATTCCCCGGTTCGCATCAGAACCCAGTAAAAGCCCTCAGCTAAGGCATCAACGCCGCTCATCGCTGCTCCGATCCATCCTTGGCTACGTCACTTCTGTACCCCAACAACCTCGCACCACGCGCCCCGGGCCTGATCATTGATGAACCCCATGCTGAAGTCCTTTACGCGCGTAGCGCCGGGTGGGAAGCGCCTGTAAATGGTCCTGGCCGCCCTACCAATTTCGGTGCCGCTCTCGCCGTGCAGACTGCACTTCACCGCAATGTCTTTGACCGCATAGGGCAACGAATTGCGCACGGTGAAACTCGCCTCCATCACACTGCCGAAGCCCGTTTTGCCCCAAGTGAAATCGGTGATCTTGACACGATCCACTTCAGAGGGTGGCGGCGCCTTCCGTGCGTTCTTCGGCACATATACGCCAGTCGTCTTGAGGGCGTGCGCTATTTCCGCATCGAGTTTGGCGTTCTCGTCCACTGACGGGGTGGGCCTCGACGACGGCCGATGAGGGTCGGTGGTGGCGATCAGACCGATGGCGCCGATCAACACAGCGAGCGCGACCAGCCATCTCATTTGCGCTTCCCCTTCTCGACGATAGCCCGGATCGCATCCTCGATCACCTGCGTTCGCGTGGGCTCGTGCGGCTGGCGCTTGCGGTAGTCGTCGAGCTTGTCGAGCAGCTCTGGCGGTAGTTTCAGCGAGATCGCCTTGCGCTTTTCCATGAACTCCAACGTATATACACGGGCCAACACGTCAATTCACGAACATTTGAAGATTGTTACAGGGGATAAGTTGCGTCGAGTATTGCCGCGTATATACGCATATGCCATATTAACTCCATCAGCCAAGTGCTGGAAACACATGGAGAAAGCAAATGTCTAACGCAGAACTGGCCGGCAACATCTTCGGGATTGTACTCCTCGTCACCACCGCCATCGGCATCACCTGGATGGTTGTCAGCGCGATCCGTGAAGAACTGAAGCGGAAGCGCCCGAACTAAAGGCCGAAACCTCGCCGCCTCACACGGGGCGGCGATGGTCCGAGGGTCAAGCCCTCGCTGATGAGGCCCATCAGAAACGCAAAAGCCCGGAGAGGCGGCAACCGCTCCGGGCTCTGAAACCGCAACGAACCCTAGGAAGGAACATTGCTATGACGAACTCTAACACGGCCGGCCGCGGCCTTGCAATCGCGGCGGGCGTCGTTCTCGCCTCAGGCACGCTGGCGATCCTCTTCGAGGACGTCCTCATGCACGGGGCGGAAATCACGCTCAAGCACTGGCTCACCCTCGTCACCGTCTCCGGCACGCTGATGGTCGGCCACCTTGCCGATATGGCCCGCCGTCAACGCCACTGGTTGTCGGTCCTCGGCTTTACGGCCCTCTTCCTCGCCGGCACCGGGCTTGTTGTTTATTCCAGTGTCGGCCGCCAGGCAGAGAAGACCCTCGTCTCCGGCGTCGAGCACGACCAGCTCGTGGCCCAGCGTCTCGATCTGGAAGCGCAGATCGCCGCCGAGCGCGAAGCCGTCAGGGCCAAGCGCGAAGCCCGCGATACTGAGTGTGCCGGCGGTGACGGGCCGAAGTGCAAGGCGAAGAAGGCGACAGCCGCCTTCTATGAGAACTCGCTGAAGGGCCTCGAAGCCCGGCTGCAGGTTCTCGAACCGGCCAAGCCGGTCTCAGCCGAGGCCGAACAGTTCGCCAATGTCGCGGCGGCGCTCGGTTACGACAAGGATCAGGTTCGGGCGCTGGCCATTCTGCTGGCCCCATTCTTCACCACCCTGTTCCTCGAGTTCGGCACCATCGTCTCGTTCGGGTTCGCGTTCAGCCCGAAGCGGCAAGCGAAAGCCGAACTGAAGCCGACATCCGAACTGAATTCGGTTTCGGATGCCGAACTGACGGAGCTTCGCGAACGGTTCGCCTCGCCGGCCCCGCAGCCGAACGGTTCGGATAACGGGGGTGGAGAGACGGTTCGCCAGCCGAACGGTTCGCCTAAACGTCCGAACCGCCCTGGCCGTGGCGGCTACACGAAGGACGAGGCCGCCGCCGATCTGGTGACGCGCCTTGCCCTCGGCGAACGGTTCGGCTCCCAGGACGAGCTGCGCGAACGGTACGGCGTCGCCAAATCGACGATGTCGGAGTGGATCCGCGAGTGGGAACGGTCGGGCCTGGTCCCTGCCCGAACCCAGCAAGGCCGATGCAAAGCGCTCGCGACCGCGTAACCTGCAAGTTCTGCATGTTTCATCTGCCCCGGTGGCCTCACGGCTGCCGGGGCTTTTTCCTGCTACCCCGTTAGGTGTCCTACTTCGCCGCGAACACGCCCTTGCAAGGCTGTGCTTTGATCTCGCAGCGATACATCACCTGCCCCAACGCCTCACCGATGGACACGCGCCCGCAACGGGAGACGAAATCGCGGGCATTCGCCATGTCGAGGTAGGATTCCCCCAGGTCATAGCGCACTCTTTCCATCCAATCTTTCTTGGCGGCATCGAGTGCGCCCTGCTCCCCCACCCACTGGGTTCCCAGCCCTCTCACCTGGGGCTGGCATGTTACGCCCTCGGGAAGCGGTTTATCCTCTGCCCGGTAGAGCCGAACCTCTTGCTTCTCTTGCGGCTGTGCTTCCCGGTGTTTCCTGCGGTGTACGGTTGCGCGCCACTTCGGCTTGGCTCTGTTGGCGTGCCCGTAGGCAGACGGCGAGCGCGGGCCCTGCTGCCAGGTGCTCAGCGACCAGTCTTCGGCATGGCTGACGGTTGGAAACAGCACCGCGAGAGCGGCAAGGATGATGATGGTGCGCATGGGGCCTCCTAGCTTGCGTTTCCTGTTTTCAAGAACGAAACTCAGAACGGCGCCTCGTCCGCCTCGCCATCACGGCCGCGGTCGAAACCGGCATCGTACGCCCGCACGCGCACCATGCGCAGCGCGGCACCGAGAATGGCTCCGAGCGCAGCAAGGATCACCGCTGTGCCCTGCCACCCCTCTAGATCGAAGCCAGCGGCCCGCAGAGCGCCAACGAGCGCCGTGCAGAGGGCAAACCACCCGCCGATGATCAACGCCACTAGAAACGCATCCCACGCGTAAGAGAGCTTGGTCATTGAATCTCTCCGTTATCCTATCTCGATCACCTCGACGCCAGCATCGCGCGCTCGGCGCACCATGTCGGCCGTTCCGCGCCCGCCCGGAAACGCCACAACGAGGTCGGGCTTACCCTCGTCAAGCATGTGTTGATTTCGAATGGGGCCAGCAGCAGGGCCATGCATGGTCCAGTCGGCCTTGAACTCGTCGACCGGGACCCAATTCACGACGGCCCAATCGTCGGCCAGAGCGTCGGCGCCGGGGGCGCCGCCGTGAATGATCCGCATGTCTTTCGGCATCCAATTGCCGTAGGCGTCCTCGTCACCCTTCATGCCGCGATCGAGACAAAGCGCATTGAGCGTGGCATAGACCTTGGCCTTGTCGGCGTAGTTTCGACCGCCGCAGACGAGCACTCGCATTACAGCACCCCCGCGCATCGAGCGAGGATGATCGCCGCGAACATGGCAACGATCCACGGCAGCATCCGCACCAACACAGCGCAGGCTGCGATAAGGATGACGACGGCGCCAACCATCGCCATGGTGATAACCGCTCCTATCGCCCAGAGCGGCCACAGAAAGAACTCGCCAGCGTAGCGCCAATCATCCGCGCGCCGCTGCCGGTCGATGGCGCGCCAGTCTCGGTCGTTTCTCATTGCACACCGCTCCCTACGATGGTTGCCTTCAGCACATCGCGTGCGGCGAGCTGCAGCGGTGCCTTGGCCATGTCAGGTAAATCGTCGAAGTCGCACCGCCAGATACCCGCACGGCCGCTCGGGCCGAGTGCAAGGTACGGCCGGAGCCGGATCCAGAGCAGTTGTGCGAATGCGTCCACAAGCGGAGCCGGAAGCTGGTGATCGTCAAGCCGCGGATGCTCGGCAACCGTTGTCATGCCACCACCCTCACGCGCTCGTCGCTGTCACGGAAAGCAATGCCCGTCAGACGGTCCCGGCGACGGTGGTAGCGCTCGAGCTCCATCGGCGGCGCGTTGCGCAGGCGCAATGCTTCCCGGTCGTGACAGTTGCGGATTTCGTCGATTTCACCCTGAAGGTTCGGAAGCCGATGGTGGCGATGGCAGAACGCCCACAGCGCAACGATCCACCCCTGCCGTCCCGCCCGTTGTCCGATCTCGCTGTGCATCATGCGATCGGTCCTGAGGCACTGCTCGCGCTTCCAGCCATCGTAGTCGTGCCAGAGATAGCCGAGCCGGTCGCATGTGAGCATGATGGCGGTGAGGCCCGCCGCGCGACCCTGGTTCTGCCCGCCCATGCCGGAGAGCTTGTTGCCGTACTCGGCAATGGTGAGGCACCGCTCGCGGCCGTGGGGTACACTTTCGAGGATGAAGTTCTCCACGATGCGGCGCATCGAGCGATCCAGCCGGCCAACGATCCAGTGGAACTCGCGCGAGGCAAATTCCATCTGCTCGGTGATCGCCAGTCGCCCCGACGGATCGGAGGCTCCGCCCGCTCCCGTCGTGTCCGCGACCGCTGAGCGTGGCTGCATGTCGAGGTAGGCGGCGCGCAGCCGTTCGGCTGCCTCGAACTGATAGCTCGTGAGCCGGTCGCGGATCGTCTCCAATGGCCACTCGAACCGGTGCGCCACCGGCTGCGCCGGACTGATCTCGATCGTGCGCGGCGCAGCCGTGGCATGCCGCCGCCGTTCCGGTGTCGGCGCTGTGGGGGATTGCCCCATTCGCATCCGCTGCCCGACCTGTCGCAGCTTCGCGACGTTGCGTTCGGCTTGCGCCAAGGCCGCCTTGTCATCGGCGACGAGCACATCGACGTCGATCCCCAGTTCGTCCCGCAGCGTTTTGTACGTCCGGTTGCGGATGACGCGCAGGCGCTGTGCCTGGCGTTCTTCCGTCGTGAGTTTGCGCTTCGCCCCCATGGTTCCCCCTTAAGCCGCGGCCGAGCGCGGTGATTGCTCGCCCAATTCGCGATAGACCTGCTCGACGTCGACCCCGTAGCGCCGCGCAAGGCCGTTCACCGACCAGCCCAGCTTGCGCAACTTGCGCATTTCATCGCGCTCGCGGTCGGTGATTTTTGCCTTGGTCTGCTGCATTTCGTTTCCCGTAAGCTATTAGTGCATCCAACTCAGTGCTCTCTTCGCGCCATTGATATCGCCGACGCTCATTAGGTGGCGGGCATGCAAGGCATCAATCGACACAGAATGAGCGTGCATTATCGCGTCTTGCGCGCATGAGAACGGATCGCGCCAAACCTCGCTGCCCGTGAAGCGGAAGACGCGAAATCCCCGATCCTGAAGCTCTCTATCGCGAGCCTTGTCACGCTGAGCCTGTTCTTTCGTTCGCTCGTGGAAGTCGTGGCCGTCGACTTCGATGACCACACCACCAAGCCCGCTCAAGCCGCGAGGATGAACGATCAGAAAATCGACGCGGGAGAGTCCAATCTGAACCTGCGGCGCGACGGCAGCGAATTGACGCCCCTCCATAGGGCGCTCACACAACTGCCGGTGCGTGAGGCCAAACTCAGCGACGTATCCGACTTCATCCTGAAAACGCGTAGTGCAAAGGGCATGCGTGGCCGCTGCAAAGGCCACCTCTATGGGAGATCCGTACTTGTCCTTGGGGCCAATCGCATCGAATGCACACTCCAGGATGTCGATGAGGAGCGCGTTGCCGCTCGAGAGAAGCCGGTCGAACAACTCAGTCATGGGTGATTTTCCCTTGGTAGATTTCGGTGTAGCCCCGCTCCGCGACCAGCTCCGCCGGCATCATGCATTCCTCATGACCGGGAGGTGCACCCATGACCCACCATGGCCATGTGCCGTTTGGCTTTTGATCGGCGTCGAGGCGGCGCCAGTAGTCTAGCGGGAGCGACCGGAACTCGGCCTCCTTGCCGCGCCACCATCCCCAGCGTTTACCGTTGGGGCCCGTCATGTCCACATCGGTGGCCAGGTCAAGCAACCGCGCCAGGACATCGCCCAATCCGCTACCAGTCGAGAGCAGCCGGTCGATGTCGAGACGGAACGGCTTGCCGTCGCGGCCAGGGGCGCGACCCGACAGGAACTCGTCCTTGCCGACTTGCCGAAGCGCAACGCGGAAACGTTCGATGCCGCCGATCGCGTCGAGGCGCTTGAGCATCCTTGCTCGCCGCTCGTCGGTGCGGCTCTCGCATGCGTAGAAGCCGAAATGCGCGGCGGCCTTGTTGTAGACATCGAAGGCCTCGTCGCAGACTTGCGCACGCTCGGCCTTGCGCTTGCGCGTCTCTGCCGCCTTCTCTGCCTTGCGGCGCGTCTTCACGTCGTCGCCCCCCGGAGGGGGGAAGGGGGGAGAGTCTGTGTTTAAGTGTTTAAGTGTTAAGTTGCTGCTGTTGGCCTGCTGCTCGGCTGCTGTGCGGCTGTCGTTCGCCTGCTGCTTTGCCTGCTGTACGTAGGCGTCAACAGCCTCGGCAAGAAGCTGATATCTGCTGTAATTCCTTATGGTTATGACGTTGCACTTGTTTGTTGGTTGCCTGCTGTTGCGGCTGTCGTGATCCACTGTGTTTGGTGATGCGCGAGAGATCATCTCTTCGCGCTCCAGTGTGGATAAAAACCAGCGCACCGCCGCAACGGTCCAATTCCACCGATCGGCCAAAAACGGCAGAGCACCCATCAGCTGCCCCACGTCGAGGGTGATAACTTGGCCCTTGTTGTTGATGCGCGACGGCTTCCATTGCGCGAGACAAAGCAGGTCGAACCACGCCTCGAAACGGCTACACGATCCCCGCTTTGGGTCGGCCGGTTTCACGGGGTTTCCGAGCCCTACGACGGGATGCTCACGCACCTTGCGAGACAGTGCGATCCAGTCACCAGGGCGCGTATCCAAATCGTCATCCAGCGTATCGCCGCTATTGTGCCCGAAGTTGCTCATGGCGAGGCATACTCCCGCGCCAGATCGGAGAACCGCGTCAGCTTGCCGTCGAAAGCCATCTGCACGACGCCCGTGGGGCCGTGGCGCTGCTTGCCGAGGATGACCTCGGCCTTGCCGGCGACGCGCTCCATGTTCCGCATCCACTCGGCAGTCTTCTCCATGTCCGACGGATCGGGCTGCTGGCGCTCGACGTAGTACTCCTCGCGGTAGACGAAGAGCACGATATCGGCGTCCTGCTCGATCGATCCCGACTCGCGGAGGTCGGAAAGCTGCGGTCGCTTCTCCGTCCTCCCCTCGACGGAGCGGTTGAGCTGCGACAGCGCGATGATCGGTACCTGCAGCTCTTTGGCGAGCGCCTTGAGGCCGGTGGTGATCTCCGTAACCTCCTGCACCCGCCCGTCGCGCGCGCGCTTGTTGCCCGCCATGAGCTGCAGGTAGTCGACGACGATTAGTTCCGTTCCGTGCTTGCGCTTGGTGCGCCTGGCCCGCGCTGCTAGCTGGGCGATGGAAAGGCCGCCGCTCTCGTCGGTGATCAGGGGCGTGTCGGCGATCTTGCGCTGTGCCTCGATGAGCCTGCGCATGTCGTCTTCGCTGCAATCCCCCCGGCGCAGCCTCTCGCTGGGGATGCCCGAGACGCTGGAGAGGATGCGCAACGCCAATTGCTCGGCGCTCATTTCCAGCGAGCGAAAATCGACGGCAAGGCCTTGGCGCGCAACGTTATAGGCGATGTTGGTGGCGAGCGCCGTTTTGCCCATCGAGGGGCGGCCGGCGAGGATGATGAGATCGGACTGCTGGAGCCCGCCGAGCTTGTTGTCGAGGTCTTCAAACCCCGTTGACAGCCCGCGCATGCGCCCGCCGCTCCGGTATGCATCGTTCGCGCTTTTCACCGCCTGCAGCGAGGCGTCCGCGAACATGATCTCGTCGCGGATGTTGCGACCCTTCTCCGCGATCTCGAATAGCCGCGCCTCGGCATCCTCGATGAGGGATTGCGGGGCGATGGTCGCGGAGGCGTCATAGGCGCTGTTGACGACGTCTTCGCCGATGACGATCAGCGCGCGGCGGGTGGAGAGATCGACGATGGCGCGGGCGTAGTCGACCGCGTTGATGACCGTCGTCGCCTTGCTGGCGAGCGTGCCGAGGTACTGGGGCACGGTGAGGCCAGCAGATATGTCCGGCGCATCCTCGAAATAGGTCCGCAGCGTGAGAGGCGTCGCTGCGCGCCCCTTTCCGGCGAGGTCGGCGATCACATCGAAGATCTGCGCGTGCAGGCTGTCGAAGAAGTGCTGCCCGTCGATGATGCCTGCCACACGCTCATAGGTGGCGTTGTTGATCAGCAGCGCACCCAGCAGGGCTTGCTCGAGCTCGAGATTGAACGGCGGCTGACGCATCTCGGCGTCGGGTACGCCAATCTCCTGCTTCGTGAGGCTGTTCAGCATGCCAGCCCCCGAAAAGTTACTTGCAAGCTATTGCAGGCGCGCTGCGTAAGGCGTATAAACACTTCGCATCCTTTCAGCTTCCACGTCGGCGCCAACCGACCCGAAGCACCCGATTTGAAACCGTATCGAAGCCTCGGATTAGCCCTCCGAGGCTTCCTTCGTTTTTGGGGACGCAAACGGACGCAACTGCTTCGTCTCCGCATCAAAGCGGTGAAACGCGAACCTGCTCACTGGCCTCAACACCTCAATGGCCCGCGCAGCGCGGGGCAGCCGGCGAATGAACCCGCGCTGCTCCAAGCCCACCAGCAGACGCTCGACATTCGACCGGCTGCGCTGATGCAAATGCTCTGCGATCTCTGCAAGCGACGGCGAGACCCCGCCCGTGCGCGCCTGATGGGCTTCAACGAACAGCATCACTTCGCGCTGCTGGTGCGTGAGCATCTATGCGGCCCTCGCGCTGTTCGGCAGGCGATAGCTGTTCGAGCGCCAGTCCCGCACCGGCTGCGGGATGAGCCCCGCGCGGCGCCATGCCGACATCCAGTCGCTCACCGTGCCCTCGGCGCGGCCCCAGCTCTCCGCGAGCGCCTGCTGTGAGGGGATGGTCTCGCCGCGCGCCAGGCGCGCCTGCAGGTCGGCGAGCGCTTCGGCCTTCGAGACCTTTCCCGAATTGACGATCCGAACCGTTCGCAGAGGGCGAACCGAAGCCATGACCGGTTCGGGTTCGAACGGTTCGGCTGCGGGTTCGGCGAATTCGAAGCGGCCTTCCGGTTCGGCCGGCTTCGGCAGGGCAACGGGCGGTGGCGAACCGTTCACCGCCCACGGCACCTTGATGGCCATGAACTGGCGAATGCCGAGGGCCTCCAGCTCACGCAGCAGCGTCGTCGCATCGAGCGGCGGCCAGCCGTGCTTCTGCCGGGCGTCCTCGTAGTCCCGCGCCAGATCGGTGACGGGGAACGTCTCCCCGGGGATGCTCTCGCGCAGAAGATCGCGATAACCCTCTACCGCCGCCCGCGTTTCAGAGCGCGACGGACCAAACAGACGAGAATGAAAGCCCCCAATAATCATGCCCTCCCCCGAGGGTAAAAGGGCGGACTGCGACTAACACCGCAGCCCGCCAGTGAGACGGCCTAGGGAGACCGCTGCCGAAAGAGACATCCGGAGACGTCGGGAGGCACACGCGCGTCAGGGCATGGGCTTTCCGTCAACTCCGGAAGGGACGCAGACGCGAATCACTGAGCGGCATACTGTCTCCGGCTCGGTCAACCGGAGAGACGCATGGCGACTGAAACCTACGTGTGCCCGCATTGCGGGTTTGAGCTGACGCTTACGGTTTACGGGTCGCGGCACTCGACGCATCAGGCGCTGCCTGCGGACTGCGAGGCGGCACCGGCGCGGATGTGGACGGACTGCCGTCATCTAAGAGCGGCGTTTGAGCGCCCGGCACCTCAGAGAATTCGTCCCTCCGGTCGATCAAGATAACGGTGCGCAATGGCTCGCCGGGAGCACTGACGACTTCGGCCCAATAGACACGAATGCCGTTGCCGTCGGCGTCCATCAGGTCGGTGAAGATTTCGGCGATGCGCTTGCTGCCGTCGGGAAGCGTCTCCGTGCGCGTGCTGTAGACGGCTTTGCGATAGCGCCCGCAGCGCGCGCGATGCATGCGAGCGCGCGCATCGTCGTCCCGCAGGAGTCCCGCGCGCACGGTGCCGAGGTTTGCATTGATAGCGCTGATGTGAGGTGTGTCGGTCATGCGGCCCTCACTTCTCGATCGTCAGCGAAAAAATCAGGACGAAGTTCAGCGCGCGGTATGCCCGTAGCCTTTTCCACGGCGGGGCAGCGCTCCACAGGAACCCGCTCCCATTGCGAAACGGCCTGAACCGTGACCTTGATGTGACTGGCCAGCGCGGATATTGAACCCGCAGCGCTAATCGCCTTGGCTAGTCCATCGTCCCGATGTCTCTTGCGCTTCATGTGGTCATATTCAGGCTCGACTAGAACTTTGTCAAGCCGCACTTGAATAGCGACGTCCTTCCAATATAAGATGGTGCCGCAACCGTGGTCGACTGGAAGCGTGTTGGAAAGCTGATCAGGACGCTTCGGAAGGACCGTGACTGGTCTCAGAGCGTCGTGGCTGAGCGCACGGGTGTAAGCGTTCAGGCGGTCTCTAATTGGGAAAAGGGCGTCGATCTAAATCACAAGCGCGCGTTCCAATTGGCATCGATCTTTGACGTCGACATCCACATGCTGCTCTCGGGCGAATTGTCAGAACACAACGAGAACAGTACGATCACTGAAACCGGGGAAATCGGGGGTCGGATCGTGCCGAGATATAATATTGAGTTAGTCAAAAACCGTGCAATAACGAGCATGTTTGTTGAAAGGGTCAGGTCTCATTTTCCGTGCTCGGAGGAGAGCTTTTCATTGCTGGTGCACGACCGCGCCAACGAACCAAAATACCTGCCCGGGGACAGCCTCATCATCGATCCGGATATTCGACCGGAACCAGGGGACATGGTGCTTGCGGTAGTGCCGAGCGAAGATTTACCGGTAATCCGTCAGCTCAATGTATTGCGATCGGGCGTGGACCCGCTCTACGAACTGCGCCCGTTAAATGCGCCATGGCCGACGTATACCGTTGGTCAGGATGCAATCGAGGGCGTCGTCAGCGAGCACACCCAGCCTCGGCGCCGGTAAGCGCCCCCCCTAGGCCCCTAAAAAAGTTTTAAGCGCAGCTTGAAATGTGCTTGACTGATAATTCAAGCTGCGCTTTAACTCCTCCATCGCCTCACTGCTTCGGCAGCGGCGCAAGCGGGGAGGCGGCGGACGACCTAGAGGGCAGTCCGCCGCCGCTACCCCGGCCAACCAGGGGGATTTCATGGGCAAGATGGCGTCATCGGTTTTCGTCGCGGCAATGGCACTCACTTTGCCAGCCGCCGCTCAGGATGCCCCTGCCGATTGGTCTGGCCTCTACATCGGCCTGCATGGTGGATGGGCCTCGAGTTCGACGAGCGGCGCCCTCGGCTACAACGATGCAGCATTCCCCAACATCACCGCCGTCGACGTCTTTGGCTCGGTCGATCGCGATCTGAGCGATGCGGACGGTTGGCTCGGCGGTGTCCAGATCGGATACAGCCATCAGGTCGGCGCCATCGTCCTCGGGATCGAAGCGGACATCGCCCACATCGATGGAGACGCCAGCGGCGCTTTCACCACTGCCGACGGTTTCACCACCTGGAACATCACCAGCGACATTCACTCGCTCGCCACCTTGCGCGGGCGGCTCGGCTTCGTTGCTGGCCCTCTCCTGATCTACGGAACAGCAGGGCCGGCATGGGCGCGCTCGACATCGGAGAACAGCGTCGCATGTGTCGGCTGCCCGGTGACCCCATGGGCCACGGGCGAAGCGACCGAGAGCCATTTCGGTTGGTCGGCCGGCGCCGGCGCCGAGTGGGCGTTGGGCGGCGGGTGGAGCCTCAAGGGCGAATATCTCTACGTCGATCTCGGACGGCAGAACCATCAGTTCGTCGGCACCGCATTGAGCGGCGCGCCGGCCGATGAAACGAGCCCGGGATCGGGTGTCTATCGCTACCAGTCCGACAGCTTCGATAGCGAGATGACGCTGCAGTCCGTGCGCGTCGGCATCAACTACCGGTTCTCCGCCCCATAGGGGCGACGGGCACCGCAACCGATTTTCAAGTGGCGTCCCAACTCACACGGCAAGGGCGCCGACCATGGACTTCGCAGAATTACGCGGGATCGACCTTTCACTCTGGCTTCGCGGCTATCACGCCGCCCGGGATGGCGAGCCCTTCGATGAAACGCGCATCGATCCGTGGGCCGATGGCTACCGGTACTGGGTGCAGCAAATGAGTGAGCAGAAGGAGAAGAGCGAATGCCATTGAACCCACACAAGCATGACCTCGACGACTGCGTTCTCGTTCGCATCCACGCCGAGATTGCCGTGAAGGGCTGCTACGCCGGCATGTGGCACGGCTGGGCGGCATCGATCCCCGGGGGTTTGCAACTCGACCGCGTGTTCCTTGTGGGCGAGGAGGTCGACGCCTCCCTACATGAAAGCATTGGGCCGGAGCTCGACGAAACCGACAAGAGCGACCCCGCCGCCTGGGTGATCGCGCAAGCACTGTGGGCCGAAGCCCGCAAGCCCGCCACCACCGTGGCGCTGATCGAGGCGCGCGAAGCTCTCGATGGCGAGAGTGAAGATCGCGCGGCATCACGCGCCGACCATCACCGCGCATTTTTCCACGAGGCTTCGCTATGAGCGGGATCGCCACCATCGAGGCCGGCTTCGCGACGCGCTACGCCGCCGCCAAACGCACCGCCGAACGCCACATCGAGCGCTACCTCAAACAGGGCGGCATTCGGCACGCCATCGCATTCGAAGCCGCGGCCGAAGAGCAGCAGATCGCCGCCCATAAGCTCGACGCCGCCGGGAAGCTGGCGAAGGCGTGGGTCAAATGAGCAACGTCGTCGACATCCGCACACGCCGCTCGTCACCGGCAACGGTGCTGCGCTTTCCTGGCATCCGCCGCTTCGTCCAGTCGTTCACGGACCCAGCTCGTGCTGCTGCGCAGAGCGCTCAACCGGCCCTGTCGCTCCGCCATTGGGCGGAAGTGACGACCGAGAAGCACGGCATCAAGACGACGATCGAGCTTTTGAAATTCGCTCTTGAGCAGTCGCGGCAACGCGCTGCCTTGGGCGAGTGAGATCCACGCATGCGGAACACCGCGATTGTCCGAGAGCGTGGAGCACAGGGCGGCCCGTAAGGGTGATTCAGCCCGCGGCTGATGCGGCAGCTACCTGGAGGCGGATACCTCTCGCAAACGCGGCGGCCAACTGAGTTTGGCAGCGTGACAGCCGGAGAGACGGCAATGGATTTGCGGGGACATGGGCAATGAGCAACGACTTGACCTATTGGAATGACGCGCTCGCCGGCAAGATGCCGCCGATCCATGCCGACCAGCCGCATGCAGGCTACTACCGCATGCGTCAGCACAAGGATGGGCCGTTCCTCCCCGTCTGTATCTACGTGAAGGATGGCGCGCTCGTGGCGCTGATCGGCGCCACTAAGACGTACCGGCCCGCCACCGAGGTCTGGACCTACTGCGCCGACAAACCGGTGACGAAAGAAGCGGCGATGCGCGCCTTCTCCAACGGCAATGCCTGGGAAGGTGACGCGCCGGAGGTTCCCGGCATTGGCGACAACAGCGGCGATCTTTCGCTGGCCGAGCAGATCAGAGAGTACGCCACGATGGCGCTCGGCTGGCTGCGCAAGCACGGCATCAAGGACGGCACCGGCAAAGATACCGTGGCCAACATGCGCGCCAAGTTGCTTGATCTCAAGAAGCGCGCAGACGCCGACCGCGTGACTGAGAAGCAGCCGCACCTCGACGCCTCTCGCGCGGTTGACGCCAAATTCAAGCCGCTGATCGAAGAAGCGGACGCCGCAGCGAACGAGCTGCGCGATGCCCTCACCGTATACATGCGCGAGGAAGACGCGAAGTTGCGCGCAGAGGCCGCCGCCAAGCGCAAAGCCGAGGAAGAGCGCATCGCAGCGGAAAACGCTCGCATGGCTGCGGAACGCGCCAAGCTCATGGATACCGACCCCGCGCTGGCTCTGTCCTCGCCCGAACCCGAACCGATGACGCTTCCTCCCGTCGAGCCGGTTCGTGTGCAGGCGGGTGGCCAGCGCGGGCGGAAAACGGGCCTTCGCGAGATCACGAAGTTCCGCGTCACGGACTACGCCGCTGCGCTCGCCCATTGCAAAGACCATCCGACAATCCGTGAGGCCGTCGAGAAGGTTTGCTTCGCCCAGGCGAAGGCCGGCACCAGCGTGCCCGGCGTCGAGAGCTACAGCGAGAAGGTGGCCGCCTAATGAACGATCTCGCTCCATCCGGTATCGGCCATCGCGCCGTTTCGAGACTGTCGGCTGGCGCTCCGATCGTCGGCATCGTGCCGACGACCATCGATGAGGTTTTCCGCCTCGCTCAACTCGTGCACTCGTCGAGGCTTGCTCCCTACCAGCTGAAAACCCCCGAGGCGGTAACTGTCGTGCTTCTGAAGGGGCTCGAGCTGGGCTTGCCGCCCATGACGGCCTTGGAGACGATCGGCGTCGTCAATGGCAAAGCCTGCCTCTACGGCGATGCCATTCCAGCGCTGCTCTGGTCGCACGGCTTCAAGATTAAGGAGTGGTACGAGGGCGACGGCGATAAGCTCACAGCCAAGTGCACCATCACGCGGCCCGACGGCGCGACCATCGATGGCGAATATTCGGTTCAGGACGCCAAGGACAACCAGCTCTGGGACGACCGCGCTACGGTCCCGGCGAAGGACAACTCTGGCGACACGGTGCCGAACACGGCGCCTTGGTTCCGCTACCGCAAGCGGATGCTCAGAATGCGCTGCCGCGGATGGACCGCGCGCGATGGCGCCTCTGACGTTCTCAAGGGCATCCCGATATTCGAAGAGCAACGTGATATCGAGGATGCACGCCGCGCGCCGCGTGACATCACCCCACGCGCCGAGCTCGAAATCCCCGACCTCACCGCTCCCGTTCAGGAACATGCACCGGCAGAAACGGCCGAAACCACCCTCGAAGTTCCCGATCTAGACCTCGATGCCGATCCGCCACTCGCCGACGAGGCAGGCTTCCTCGCCAAGCTCGAAGAGGATCGGCGCTACTGCGAAAGCGAAGCCGAACTCGAAGAGTTGCGCGAGGCCAACGCAGAAATGATCGCACGATGCTCGCCCCCCGGGCAGAAGCGAGCCGCTGAAATCCTCGAGGTCGAATAATGAAACTCACGATGGAAACGTCGGCTCTCGTCGACATACTCGCGGCGGTAAAGGACTGCTCCCTCGATCGGACCACCATCCCGGTGCTGCGCCACGTGTTGCTGCGGGCCGAAGACGGCCGGGTATCGGTGCGCGCGTCGTCAATGGACGCCGAGTGCTCAGCAAGCGCGGCGGCGGAGATTTATCATCCCGGCCTCACGACCGTGAATGGCCGGATGCTGCACGGTCTCGTCAATGGCCTGCCGAAAGGCTCGACGGTCTCGATCGAGCACGATGACAACCTGCTGGCAGTCAAATCCGGACGCGCGCGCTATCGCCTGCAGACGCTGCCGGCTGACGACTTTCCAGCCATGGCGCCATTCGATGGCGTGGCATTTCCGATCGATGCAGCCGACTTCCGCGCCATGCTGGTAGCCACACTGCCATCGGTAAGCACAGAAGAAACCCGCTATTACCTCAACGGCGTCTATCTGCATGCCAATGGCGGCGACCTCGTGGCGGTGTCGACGGATGGTCATCGCCTCAGTAAACGCACCCTGCCCCTGCCCGCCGGGGCCGAACGTATGCCCGCCATCATCGTCCCGACCAAGACCGCCAGCCTTATCGCGGGCTTGCTCAAGAAGGGAACGGTCGAGGTCCGCGTTTCCGATGAGCGGATCGCCGTCACCACCGCAGACGCAGAGATCATGTCGCGCTTGGTCGATGGCACCTATCCAGATTATCAGCGCGTCATCCCCCGCTACAATGGCGCATCCATCGTCGTTGAGGCTGCTCCGTTGGCCGCTGCTGTCGAGCGCGCGCATCGCGCCGGTGACGACGGCAAATCGGCCGTGTCCATCAAATTCGCGGCCGGCGATGGCGGGCTGTCGATCTCAGCGTCGGGCAACGGTTTCGATGCGGCACATGAGATCCTCGATGCTGACGTTCGTGATGCCAGCAAATTCGTAGGCATGAACGCCTCGTACGTCGGCACAGTGACGAAGGTGTTCGGCGATGTCCCGCTAGAGCTCCACATCGCGAATGAAGTCACAGCCGTCGTCTTCACGTCTGAGGCGGTCCCGCAGCAGCTCATGGTCGTCATGCCGATGCGCATCGGCGGCTGACGCCTGCGCCATCCACTACCGCGTGCCTGCGTATCTGACCCGAGGGGGACGTTCTATGTCGGGGAATGCAGCACAACTTCTGAACGCCGAGACGACCGATAGCGTCGCCGATCTGCGCGCGATGTTGGCGAATACCGAGAAGCTCGTCGAGACGCTGCGCAGCGAACTCGACCTGACCGAGCGCGCCCTGAAAGAGAGCGAAGAAGACCTGAGCAAGGCTCAGAACGAGATCGGACAGTTAGAGGCGAAGGCCGACCGTCTCGAAACCAAGGTCGGCGAACTCAAGGATCAAATCGAAGAACTCGAAGCGCATCCCGTCGGCGATGCCGAAGTCGAAAGCCTTGCCTGCGTCCGTGCTCTGCTCAAGCGCGGCGAGATTGATCGCGCCCGCGATGGACTGGAGCGGCTTCTGGACGGGCTCGACACCTGCTGGCGCACCCGCGCCGCCACTGTCGTCGGACAGGGAGCGATGCTGTGACTTCTCTCGCCTCCTATCAAGAACTGCTCGCCCGCAAGCGGGTTGCCTTCGAGCCGCGTGGCTTGTCGAGGGTGCCTGCGCTGAACGATGCGATGTTCCCGCATCAGGCGCACACAACGGAGTTCCTGCTGCGGGCGGGCTGTGGGGCCGCGTTCCTCGATACGGGGCTCGGGAAAAGCTTCGTCGCACTCGAATGGGGCCGAGTCATCCTTGAGCACACTAACCGCTCAGTGCTGATGCTGGCGCCACTCGCGGTCGGGCCGCAGCACCAGCGCATTGGATCCGCCACAAGCCTGAGCGCATCGCGCGAGGCGAGCGCAGCGGCAAGAACAAGGTATCGGCCGCAGACGTGGCGGCAATCCGTGCCCGCGCCACGGCGGGCGAGGTTCAGCGCGCATTGGCTTCGGAGTACGGGCTAAGCCCGGCGCAGGTCTGTCGGATAGTGAAAGGGAGCAGGTGGGCATGACGGCCATACTCTGCATGGACGGTGTTACCGGTGAGGGTTTCCAAGCCTTCAATGGCGACTGCGTCGAGGTGCTGGCGCAGATGCCAGACGAGAGCGTCGGGTTCGCCCTGTATTCTCCCCCGTTCGGAGACTTATTCGTATACGGACCATCCGAACGGGACATGGGCAACGTGAGCAATGATGCTGAGTTTTTCGAGCAGTACCGCCACGTCATCGCCGAGAAGCTCCGCGTCCTCAAGCCGGGCCGACTGACGGCGGTGCATTGCACCGACCTGCCGAGCCGCAAGATGCGGGACGGTTACATCGGCATCAAGCCATTCTCCGATGGCATCGTCGCGGAGCACATCGCCGCCGGCTTCATCTTTCATTGCCGGGTGACGATCTGGCGCGATCCTGTCGTTGAAATGACGCGCACCAAAGCGCTCGGCCTCCTGCACAAGCAGCTCAAGAAGGATAGCTGCATGTCGCGCACCGGGTTGCCCGACTATCTGCTGGTGTTCCGCAAGCCCGGTGAAAACGCAGAGCGCGTCGGGCACACCGACGAAACCTTCCCGGTCTCGCAATGGCAGCAGTGGGCTTCGCCCGTCTGGATGGACATCAAGCAGGGCAATGTCCTCAACGTGCGCCTAGCGCGCGAAGAATCCGATGAGCGCCACATGTGCCCGCTACAGCTCGATCTGATCGAGCGCGCGATCGTGATGTGGTCGAACCCCGGCGACGTGGTGCTCTCCCCATTCATGGGTATCGGCTCTGAAGGCGTGGTCGCGCTGAAAGCGGGCCGCCGCTACGTCGGCATCGAGCTCAAGCGATCCTACTACGAGCAGGCCGCGAAATACCTCTTCGAGGCGGAAGCTGAGCGCTCCATGGGCACTCTTTTCGACCATCCAATCACCGAGAGGGCCACGGCATGACCGCCGCTGCAATCCGCTATGAGCCGGAAGAGCGCGAGAACCCGCTGAATGGGATGCTCGATCTTTTCGAAGCGCAGGTTTCTCTCCTTTTGGAGCACGGGGCCGAGGCGCAATTGCGCACACGCGTGGAGCGTCTCCTGCCTCCGGTGGTCAAGCCCGAGCCTCAGAAGCGGCGCGATGCCGATCGCGAGATCGGTTTGGCAAACGTGCTGGCGGTGCTGCTGTCCTACTCGCGACGGAGAGATACCGAACCGGTGCACTTCGCGAACGCAAGGGCGCGCCAGTTCATCGAAGCAGAGCTTCGCGCGGCAACGGGAGGCGCATGATGCCATCCCTCACAAACATCATCCGCAGCGCCGCCGGGAAGCTCGTAGGCGGGCAGTCGGCCGCCGTGGCTGCTGTGGCCGGCGCATCTGCGGCTGCGCCTCAGATGCCGACGCAGGTGGCGCAGCGGGGCAAGAAAGACGGAGGGCAAGCCGGTGCCTGAAATGTCCCTGATCCGTATTGGCCGCGCCCTTCTTCCTGCCGACGAGGATTCCGAGGCTCGGATGCTCAAGATCCCCGAGCGTGTCGCCCATAAGAGCAAGGTGACGGTGCCACGTCTGAGCAAGACGCATTCTACTTTCTTCGGCGTGCTCTCGGATGTTTGCCAGCACTGGCCGCACGGCGCCGAGCCGAATCCCGAGGGCGATGCTGAATTGCTTCGCTCGTGGCTCCTATGCCGGGTCGATCACTGCTTAAAGCTCGACTTCCCGATGCTGAGCGACGCGAAGGCACAGCAGCGCCTGATGGCGTCGATCGACGGGATGATCCAGCGATTTCGCATCAAGGGCGAATATCCGTTCTGGCGCGAAGGCGTCGTAGACGGCGAACCCGCTATCCGCCTGTTCCTCGCCAAGTCGATCTCCCACGAGGTCATGGACGAGACCGAGTTTCGACCGGTCGCAGACCGCGTTTACGCCGAGATCTACGCGCTTACCGGCATCGATGTCAGCGACCTCATTATCGAGCACAAAACGAGAAGGGCAGCAGCATGAAACACGCACGCGAGGACTACAACCGCATCCAAGATCCGGCGGGCCTCATCCCGGCCGACGAGCCCGTGTTCCTGTTGCGCGGTCAGGACAAGCACGCCGCGGCGACTGTACGCGCATGGGCTAACGCGGCCGCCGGCGCTGGCGGCGACCCGCAGATGATACTGCTGGCGCTTGAGCACGCTGACCTGATGGACGCATGGCCGGCGAAGAAGCGGCCTGACCTCGCGGAGACTGCACATGACTAGGCAATTCGTGGCCTGCACGTTCACCGACGGCGGCAGACCTTACACCTACCACTTCGACCACGACGGCGAGGCACTTGTCGTCGGCGAGAGGGTCACCGTCGAAACGCAGCACGGCGAGAAGACGGTCACCGTCGCGCAGATCATCACCGATGCCCCGCCGTACGCGACAAAGCCAGTTAAGGGGCGTGCTCCATCTGACGCCGACAATTCCGAAGCCGCCTGAATGCACCCATCACCTAACGGGGAATGAAGATGTCAAAGATTGATGATGGTGGACCGCCCGCACCGCCCTCTCCCGAGCCACAGGAGGGACAGATGCAGGTTAAACCCATCCTGTTCTCAGCCCCGATGGTCCGCGCGAACATCCGCGAAGTGCAGCAGCCGGGCACCGGCAAGACGCAGACGCGGCGGGTGCTAAAGCCGCAGCCGGAACTGTTCATCTGCTCCGACACCGGATTGGAATGCGAGGTAGCTGTCGAGCAGAACCGCAATGATCCGCGTCCGCGCATTCGGCTCGGTCGCGTAATCACCAAGCAAGAGCTGCCTTACGCCGTTGGCGACGTGCTGTGGGTGCGGGAGACGTGGACCCAGCATCATCCGGCTGGCGTACAAGAAGGCAGGTTTTCGCTTCAGGGGGAAGCGGGCATTCCAGGACCGCCACCGGTCAGCTACCGCGTAATTTACAAGGCGGATGGCGACCCCATTCGGGTTTGGCATTGCGATGGATTTCCATACCGGACGGCCGCCGGGCCGCGTGACGAGATAAACGCGCGATATCCTGATATCTGCAGCGAGATGCCGGGCTGGACACCTTCCATCCACATGCCTCGCTGGGCGTCGCGGCTGACTCTGGAGGTGACTGACGTCCGCGTCGAGCGCCTGCAGGACATCAGCGCAAGCGATGCGGAGGCGGAGGGCGTTGTTCACGAGTCGGCCGACCCGCCGTTCTACTACGTGCCTGGCATCTGGCCGCATTCGCTGACGGCCGTCGGCGTTGAGGAACCAGGCGGCAAGCACGCGCAGCGCAGCTACGCCAAGCTGTGGGACCACATCAACGGCGCCGGCGCGTGGGACGCCAACCCCTGGGTGGTCGCCGTCACCTACCGCCCGCACCTGATGAATGTCGACGCCTTCCTCGCACAGCGGGTGGCGGCATGAAACCTGACATCTCAACGATCAAAGCACTCTTGGAGAGAGTGGAGGCGGCTACGGGGCCGGATCGGGAATTGGATGCAGCGATCCTAGAGATCATGGCTGATCCGCCGCTATGCCCGATCTGCTGGCAACCGCTGACGTGGACGCACGATCATCAGCCAGACCAGTCTGGACTTGATGACGGCCCGCCTCTTCCAGGGTGCGCTCCGCGCAAGAAGCCTAAGCCGAAAAGCTCCGCTGAAATGCGGGAAATCCGCTCCCGTGCATGGACAACGCGTCGCGCGCAATATGGTCAGAAAGGACATCGTTGATGGTGACGATCATGGCTGAGCAGAGCATCGCGGAGCGGCTGCCCACGATACTGAGACTGATCGCGACGTTTGGCGCTGTGACGCCAGAAGACGTGGCGATGATCGAACGCGCGGCCGACGAACTCGACCGCCTCACCAAAGAACGGGATGAGGCGCGAGAGGCGCTGACTGACATCGCTGTATACGGCTGCGGGATGCTCAATCAGCCCGCGGCGATGAATGCGCCCGAAGAAGTCTGGCTGCAGAAGCGCATCCGCGAATACGAGCGGGTGGCCCGCGCCGCGCTCAACAAGGACACCGCCAATGGCTGAGGACATCGACAAGCTGATCGAGCGGCTGGATGCGGCGGCAGTAATTGCATCCGACGTCAGCCGAATGATGGCGGACGACAAATCCACCCGAAACGGTGAAACTCCGGGCACGTACATGCACGCACGGCCAGACCAAACACTAAACGGCGAAGCAGCCACCGCCCTCCGCGCACAGCAGACACGCGTCTCAGAGCTAGAGGCGGAGCGGGACAGAGCGCTGCGCAACCGCGACATGTGGAAGGGGCAGAGCGAGCGTCAGGCGGCAACGATCCGTGGACTGCGCAACAGCGTGCATACAGCCATCATAGAATTAGCAGCGCTCGTGCCGAATCCTCGATGCGTCGGGAACGATGACTGGCCTGAGTGCCTGCATGCAGCGGACCGGCAATGCCTCACCGACGCTTACGACGCCCTAGACGCAGTCCGCAGCAACACCGACACGGGGCCACAAGCACAGGTAAGAGCCGAGACGGGCGCTACGGTCGCCCCTGACAGTGTCGATCCCACCGGCCTGAATGACCATCTGCGGGCACTGCGGAATGCAAATGAGGGCTTTGCGCTCGTGGTGTGGCGGGCATCTGCGGACGGGGAAACCGGTTGGGACATCCTTTCGCCTAAGGCCGCGAAAGAGGCTGAGAGCACCCTAGGGTGGCTCATGTCGATCCCTGGCGACGTGTTGATGCAGTCCATTCCTTCAATCGGCACGAGCGGATGGCTACATGCGGGTGAAGAATTGCAGCGAGAGCGTGGGGCCGTCGCCGGTCAAGACGGCACGATGCAAGACTGCGCTCTTAAGGGAACCGGCCCCGCTGCAACCCTTTCAGAAAGTGAAATGGTTCACGAGCAGATCGCCGTCTCCGATCAAGGAAACCTGCAAACTTTGCAGGAAACCCCCACCGCTGCATCCACCGCAAGCGATGTGGTGAAGGAAGTGGCGAGGGTTATCGAGGCGGCAGAGCGTGAATACCGCCTCACGGCAGGGATAGATGATCATGACGAGTTCATCGCCCGTGCCGTCCTCTCCAGCCCACCGGTGCTGGAGATGACAGAGGCGCTGCAGATGCTCTCAGAAATCAGCGCCACCCATGAAGATCGAGCGTTCGCCCGCTCCATCCTCTCCCGCTTCCAGAGCGTAGGCGGTGATGATGTTGACGCCAGGGGAGGCAAGAATGCTGACCGCTGAGCGAGCGAGAGAGATGGTTGATTATGATCCTGAGACAGGGGTCTTTCGTAGGCGTATCGCCCTGAGAGGGAAGCGCGCTGGCGCCATCGTCGGTCATGTGGATGCCATAAAAGGCTATCGGCGCATGCAGGTTGATGGACACAACTGTAGAGCCCACCGGTTGGCGTGGCTAATCGCCTACGGAGAATGGCCTATGGGCGATATCGATCACATCGACGGAAACCGCGACAACAACGCAATAGCGAACCTTAGGCTGGCGAGCAGCATGCAAAACGCCGCCAATCGTCGGCGGTCAGCAAGGAATAAATCAGGCTTCAAGGGCGTTGTGGCGCGCGACGGAGGCTGGCGCGCACAAATCCGGCGCAACGGCCGCTTCATAAGTCTCGGAACACACCCCACCAAGGAGCAAGCGTCCGCGGCGTACATCGCAGCGGCAGCTGCGCATGATGGGCAGTTCTTGTGCACCAACCCAAACGGGGGTGCGTGATGCTCACCCGTGGCACCTACGTGATCATGAACGACTGCGACGCGCCAGAAGCGCGCTTGGTGGCTGTTCTGACGCGCTACGACGACCGGAAAGGAATATGGCATGCCCTCTATCTGGCGACATACACGAACATGGCGGCGCCGTACGGACCGCGTCCGACGCCGCTAAGCGCATTCGGCAAAGCCGTCGAGTGGCGCTGGAACGAGTACAGGGTGGTTGATACCGGCTCGTCAGTCACTGCCACCTATCGCGACGGTAGGCCAAGACGTTGGCAAGATTATCACGGGGACCGCTGGTGGCCAGCACGCAGCAAAGCGCTCAAGGCATGCGGTCAACATGCCAACGCCTCCCCATCTTCCGACAGTCCGTCTTCGGCCGTCAACGATGATGCAGGAGACGCGTGATGGGGAACACAGCAACCGCCGTCTTGCATTTCGATATGTGGGACCAGATTTGCGAGGCGCACCCACGTATGTGGGAGGCGATGAGTGACCACGCCAATAACGGCGAGCGAACGTCAAACTTCGGTTTCGGGCAGGTCATCTCCTGGGACCATTCCAGCGGCTATCAAGTTTGCGTCATCCACGGCAATACCGGGTGGCGTCTGGGCTTTGAATGCGAGGCGCCGAAGGACGTCCTAGAGGCAGCAGCAGCCGCTCTGCGGCATCATGGCTATGTCATCAAGGGCCCAGTCTCCAGCGCATCGAAGGCCGTCAACCTAGATCCTTCAGACGACAAGAGGGAGGGCTAGGGGATGCACCAGGGTGAAGCAGAAGCGATCTATGACACAGAGATCGCCCCCGCGCTTCTCGCGGTCGTGCGACGTTGCAAGGAGCTTGGGTTCCATGTTGTCGCGCACGTCGAGTGGTTCCCCGGAGAGACAGGCATAACGCAGTACGTCCCGGATGGCGCGAGCGTGCAGATGCGGATGACGCAGTTTGCTGCGAACGCCCATGGGAACTTCGACTCACTGGGGATGGCGATGCTGAAGACCTTTAACTGCGACGCCTCGATATTCTTGCATCGCTACGCTTCCGGCCCCTCTGAGACGGATGGGCACCAATGACCAAACCGACCCTCACAGAACAGAGAGAAGCCGTAGAGGCGCTGATCAACCTCGGCATCGACAACGATATACGCCCCGGCGTCATCGAGGCTGCGAAGCAAGCCGTGCTCACGCTGGCATGGCTGGAGCGCAAGGAAAACCTTGTCCGTGAGCTAGCTCGCATCGAGCGTGAAGCCCCAGAGCTAGCAGCAGCACTCGTGGAGTGGCCAGGGCTTCAGATCGCGGGGGTGCGGTGATGCGTTACGGCTCCGTTTGCAGCGGGATAGAGGCGGCCACGTCCGCTTGGCATCCACTCGGATGGCAACCCGTCTTCTTCGCGGAAATCGCGGCGTTCCCGAGTGCAGTGCTTGCGTATCGCTACCCAGAGGTTCCGAACCTTGGCGACTTCACGCAGATCACGCGCGAGCACATCGCAGATGACATCGACCTTCTTGTTGGAGGCACCCCCTGCCAATCCTTCTCGATTGCAGGCCTCCGAGGCGGACTGGCTGACGAACGTGGCAACCTCGCGCTTGAGTATCTTAGGCTTGCTGACCGGCTTCGCCCCCGCTGGCTGGTATGGGAGAACGTGCCCGGCGTTCTATCAAGCGCCTCTCACGTCGCGCCCGATCCATGTCCGCCGCCGCCACCAGTGGACATGGGATGCGACGGAGCAGAGGTGGAAACTGAAGACGAGTACAGCGCAGAAGAGCTACACGCCTTCAACTGCATCTTGGCCGGATTTTCAGAACTCGGGTATGGGTACGCATACCGAGTTCTTGACGCTCAGCACTTTGGAGTTCCACAGTGCCGCCGTCGCGTCTTCGTTGTCGGATATCTTGGAGACTGGCGACCTGCCGCAGCGGTACTTTTTGAGCGCCACTGCCTGCAAGGGCATTCTGCGCCGCGCCGCCAAGCGGGGGAAGGAATTGCCCCGACAATTAGCAGCCGCCCTACAGGTGGCGGCGGGCTCGGAACTGACTTCGATCTAGACGGCGGGCTGATTTCAGACACGCTTACGAGCAACGACGACGCGCACAGCGGATTTCGCGATGAGAAGGGCTTGATAGCGATGTGCCTCAACGCGCATCCAAACCGTTTTGATGCGGAAAGCCAGACACTGATCGCATTCGACACGACGCAGATCACATCGAAAGCGAACCGTTGCCGGCCGGAGGATGGTGCGCCCCGCCACCCATTGGCGTCGCAAGCACACCCGCCAGCCGTGGCCTTCCGCACCACCGGCAACGATGGTTGCTACGAGACAGGCGATAGGTTTGGAGCTCTCAATACAGCATCAGACCCTAATCAGCAGGTCTTGATGCAGGCCTCATGTGTTCGGAGGCTGACGCCGCGCGAATGCGAGCGCTTGCAGGGCTTCCCGGACGATTGGACGCTCGTTCCTTATCGCCGCAAGCCCGCCGCGGACGGCCCACGCTACAAGGCGCTTGGCAATAGCTTTGCGGTTCCCGTTGTGCGCTGGATTGGCGAGCGGATCGATCTCGTCAACGCGGTGCTCTGCCAACAGGAGGCTGCATAGATGGCCTCCCAGATCAGACGCGAGACCGTGCTGGCGAATTTCCGCCCCTCAGTCACCGAACGCGAGCGAGAGAAGCGCACGCGCAAGTCAGCAGCCGAGAAGCGCGAGGGGAACAGCGAAGACCACGCCGCTTTGCTCCGGCTGCTGCCGTGCTGCGTCACCGGGCGCGAACCAGCGCGGACGATACATCACCTGAAGGCTGGCCCGGCTCGCCACGAGCGTGGCGTGCAGATGCGCGCAACAGACCGCTGGGCATTGCCGCTCAGTTACGAAGCGCACATCCTCGGTGTCGAGACGGTAGGCTCCCGCCGGGAACACGCCTGGTTCAGAGAGCACGGCGTCGATGATCCGTATGAACTAGCAGCAGCACTATGGCGCGAGACGGGCGACCTGGAGCGCATGAGGCGCATCGTGCAGGCGCATGTCGGCCGCGGACGGAGGTCCAGATGAACCGCCGAGCCGAAACCGAAGACATGATCCGCGCCGAACTCGACCGCCATCAAGTCGTCTATGCCTTCGGTGAAGGCAGCGCGCACCCGTTTGTAAGCATCACCGGTCAGAGCGGGCAGTGTCGACGGATCGCCTACCCCGGCACGCCGAGCGACGTGCGCGGCATCCTCAACACGCGAGCACAGATCCGCCGCGCCCTTCGGGAGATCGGCGCGCAACCCTGGCCGGAAGAGCGAGAGAGCGTCCGCGTCGGCTCGCTCGGCGCGGCGTTGCTCGACGCATCGGGCGACGAGAACCAGCCCCAGGAGGAAGAGCAGATGTCAACGACCCAAACGAACGGGCACACGAACGGCGCAGCGAAGGCTGCACCCCCCCCTATCCCCAAGAGAGAATACTCGAAGCTCACCCAGGCGGAAATCGTCCAGCTCACGCTGCTGATCGGGCAGCACGCCACGGTCGATTTCACAGGCCGCACAGTCGAGTATTCCGAGGGATGGAGCGACCAGCGGTTGCTGGACATGCTGCGCGCCGCACCGGGCCGGGATCACCTGAAGCTCGAGACCATCCTCAAATTCCGCATCGAGAACTTCGGGCAAATAGCCGATGAGCGCCAGTCCGGCGCATCCGATGGCCGCGGCACGGGGCCAGCGATAGCCGCCCTCAAGCGGCAGGTGTCGGACATCGAAACCAGGCTGAGGGCGCTGGAGGATGCGGTGACATCGCCGCGCAAGGAACGGTTTTAGAGCGAGCGGGGAAAGCCATGACGCGGGCAGAGGTGCAGCAAAAAATCCAAGCGATGAAAGTCGCGCGGCTTCGGGGGCTGGAGGCAGAGAGCGTCGCCGAAGAGCGCGCATTCGCCAACGAATGGCACCGCCTATGGTGCGAGGTGAAGCCCTATCTCGACGGGTGCAAAGCCTACAGCGACGAGCAGATGGAGGCGGCGTGA